CAAGATCGCGGACGATAGCACGGTGGTCAGCCGTTTACCACCTTGTTCGTGAATAGTCGTGAATGACTACGTGAGCGCGAGCTGCGATTCGCCCGGCGCGACGCGGCGCTGCTGCTCGATCGGCAGGAACTCGGCGACCTGCACCTCGCGGCGCAGCACCTTGAGCGCGACGCCCTGGCCGTCGCCGCGTTCGCTCGGCACGGCGTAGTGCTTCTCGGCGACGGCGAGCGTCACGAGGTTGTCGTCATGCCAGAGCACGCCGGTCAGTCCATCGAGCACCGCGCGCAAGAGCTTGTCCACGTCGGGGTCCTGCGCCGGGGCGGCTTCGGCGTGGGGCTTGAGCACCGCGGCGTTGCGCCCGGTGCCCCAGTCGTTCTCGCGGCGCTTGAGGAAGAAGTCGGCCTCGACCATCAGCGAGACGTCAGTCAGCGGCTCCTCGCTCCACGCGCCGGCGGCGAACTCGGCGATCTTCGCGCGCCACGGCTTGAGCGCCTTCTCGTTCGACGCCTTGACGTTGACGACGATCCCGCCGCCGTCGCGGCGGTAGGGCTGCTTTGTCTTCGGGTGCAGCGGCACGAACGCCTGCATCGAGCCCTGCGGCACGGGCTCGCCCGGCACCCACAGCTCGAGCAGGACCTGCTCGGCCATCAGTCCAGGCGGCGGTCGCGGCCGAGGACCTCGACCGTGCGGCAGTAGCCGACGAGCCGAGACGCGAGCGCCTCGCCGAAGTTCTCGCCGGCCCACGCGCGCAACTGCTCGGGCGAGCGGTTCATCGTCACGAGCAGCGGCAGCGGACCCTCGATCCAGTTGTTGATCGCGACGTATAGCGGCTGTAGCTGGTGGTCCTTCACCGGCACCTTGTCGAGGTCGTCGAGCACGAGTGCACCGCGCGCCTGGTCGGCCTCGATCGCGCGCAGCGCCGACTTGTACTCCGGCGACTCGAAGGGCATCCGCAGTTTCGTCATCAGGTCAGCGACGCCGAGCCAGCGCACGTGGCCGACGTTCAGGCGCAGCACTGCGGCGGCACCGGCGATCACCGTCTTGCCACGACCGACGCGGCCGTGCAGCAGCAGTCCGCGCGCGTCGGGCTCGCTTGCCCACTCGCGCGCGACGTCGATCGCGGCCGCGCGCTCGTCGCGGTCGAGGTCCTCGAGCTTGACCGTGCGCCAGCGCTCCGGGATCCGCGACGAGCGCAGGCGCAGCGCGCGGGCCTCGGCGTCGCGCTCGCGGTCTTCGCGCTCGCGCTCGGCAGCGTCCGCAGCGTCTATGCACTTTTCGCATAGCACCGGCGCGCCCTCGCGCAGGTTCGCACGCGTCAGCCGAGCACCGAGCGAATCCGATGCGCCGCGGAAGCGCAACGAGACCTTGCGCCCGCAGCCAGTGCACGCGCGGTCGCCTTTCAGCGCGACCATGCGGCCGCTGCCGGTCCCGAAGATGTCGGGCGGTTTGACTGGCGCGCGTTTGCGGCGCTTGGGCTTTGCGGAGGCAGCGGGCATAGCGAGAGTGTCCGGGCGTGGCCGGACAGACGTCGGCGTCATATCCGGTCCTTCCAGGCATCGCCTTGCTTGATGAGCGGCTCGAGCGCGGCCGCCGGCGTCGGCGCGGCCGCGACTTCGCACATCATGTCGATGCGCTGTTCGGGGGTCTCGCCTTTCTGGCTGTTGCCACGCAGGGCGTAGCGCAGCTCGAGGTACTTCTTGCTCCGGTCGTTCTCGCCGTTGTGATGCGGCGAGCGGCCGAGCCCGTCGATCGCGCGCAGGACCTCGGCCTTCGGGCGCACCGAGAGCGCCGTGCGGATGATCCGCTTCTCCGTGTCGCCAAGCTGCCGGCGCAGGCGGTTCGGTTTCGCGACCGTCACGTCGTAGTGCTGCCAGACCTCCCCAATCTCGTCCGTGGGGGATATGGGGGTATCCACACCATTCTTAACTTCTACGTCACTTCGCTGTGGCTGCGCGCCTAGGGGGTCGTGGCTGGCAGCCAAGGGGGTCCGGTTTTCCGGCGGCTCGACGATGACCCATTCGTTCTCGAGGCGCTGACCGGCGTGATGGCGCTCGTGGACTTTGATCACGCGGGCCTCGACGAGCACCGGCGCCAGGTCGCTGATGAGGTCAGGCGAGCAGCCAGTGCGCTCGCCGAGTTCCTTGCGCGAGAGCGCTGCACGATCGTCGCGGTGCTCGTTGGCGTGCTCGAGCAGCGCGAGGTACATCGAGCGGGCATAGGCCAGCCGCCGAGCGCTCGCGGCGCCGGCGATCGCGCTCAGGGCCTGCATGGTGACGGGCACGAACGGCAGCGTGCGACCTTCGCGGACGAACAGCAGCGGAGCGCTCACGGGGGCGGGTCCTCCTTCGACATCATGGGAGGAGATTCGTCCGGCGCAGCGCATACGCTGCCAAGCGTCTCCTCCCTGTTCACGGGAATTAGAGGCCGTCGCGTTCTCCCTACGCGGCGGCCTCACTTATTTCTGCGACCTGCGCGCTATCCCTGCGCTGCCGCCGCATCTTCGCCGAGCAGCCGCGAGATGACTGCTGGCGCCGCCCCCGCGTTATCGAGCAGCTCGACAACCTGCTCGCGGGTGAACATCTGGTCGGCGTGCTGCACGAAGATCACCGCGAGCTCTTGGCTGATCTTCCACTCCTTGACCTTGTAGGTCCCGTCCGGCTGCTTGACGTTGATCGGCGTCTCCTTCACCGACTGCGGCAGCACGCGTGCGAGGACCTGCACCTCTTCGCCGGCGCGGAACAAACCGCCGCCGGGGTTCGGCACGGCGGCCCGACTCATGCTGACCTCAGTCGAGGTTTTCGAGCCGGCCGGTATGTACGTCTTGTGCGTCACCTTCGGGTCGCCCTCGAGCGTGCCCGCCGGGAACAGCTCCGGTTCGTCGCCGTCGCCGTCCTCGCTGCCGTTCTCCACGCGCTCGGCGAGGCTCGTGCCGTTGCGCGAGCGCCGGCGGCTCTCGAGGTCGTGCACGTCGCCGTCCTTCGCTGCGCTCGGCGTGTCTGGTTTCTCTGCCTCGCCTGGTGGCGTGGCCTTCCCTTTCGCCATCTGTCCTACCTCCTGTTGGGGATGCCCGGCTGCTGCCCGCCGGCGGCTGTCGATGCTACGGCCGACGCGCCAGGCGCGCGACCGACGACACTGGTATTTGCGGCCTCGGGGTATTCGCGCTCGAGCGCAGGCTCGAGGCCGAGTTCGCGAGCAAAGTCGAATACCCCCCCCCGCGCCACGCGCCGCAGTACCGCGCGCGCGATCGGGCGCGAGCGGTTGTGATGGCGCTCGTGGCAGATTTGACAGACGGGGAGCCGATTGCGGCGGTCCCACATGACGTCGCGTAGCTCATAGCCCAGCCGACGGGCCTCCCGGCGCAGGACCTCGGCGCGGATGATGTGGTGGCCCTGGACTGCCCGCGCCCGTTCGCAGACCGCGCAGAGCGAGCCATCGAACTCGCCGCGCCACCACCGCGGCTGCGAAGGTCGCGATCGACCGCGACTACGGCGCTTTGGCTGCGCGGGTGCCGGCAACACCTCGGCCACCTTGCGGCGTAGCTCGGTCGAGCGCATCCCCTCCCGACCGAGCTCGGAGCGCTGCAGCGGCGAACGCGACCGCTCTTGCCAGGCGCGCGTCTTCGCGGGGTCGGCGCGCAGCGGCTCCGAGCGCTTCACGCGGCACCGCCTCGCTTACGCGACACGGCAGCGCGCACGTGCGGCGGTACGTTCGGACCCGCGAGCTTGCGCTCGGGCTCGCGCTTGACGACGACCATCTTCGTCTGACGGTGTCCGAGCTGGCAGGTCGAATCGCGCGGGCCGTAGCTGACGGCCGCACAACGCGGGCAGCGCAGGTCTACCCATGCGCTCACGAGGGCAGCACGGCGCGCATGGCCTCGCTGAACTCGAAGTCCTCGGGCAGGAAGCCCATCGTGCCGTTGCGGATCCCGAACAGGTAGATCACGGCGCCGGTCGTGCCCCACTCGCCGTCCTCACGATGCAGCGGCAGCATCGCGACGGAATGGCCGTGGTGAGGGACATAGGCGAGAACGCCGGCGAGCAGCACGCCGCTATCGCTGACGGTCTCGGGATCATCCACCGCGAAGAAGCGATGCTGGCCGGTGACGAAGTGATCGACGCCGGCGCGGCGCTCGGAGCGCCACGGCGTGTCGCGAACCGCGACGATGGCGTCTTCGAGGTTCACACAATCTCCGGCTGCGCGAGCGCCCACGCACGCCACGCCTCGGTGTCGCGTAGCGCCTCGCCGTCGATGTCAGGCCGATGCCGGTAGACCCACCACTCCGTAGCGCCGGAGTGCTGGCCGCGGCCTCGGCCGCAGACGAACGCGTTGCCGTGCGTGCCAGGGACGCCCTCGTAGACGTGCACCGTCTCGCCCTCGCGCGGCTCGTCCTCGAGCAGGTTCAGCACGTCCCACTTGCCGCCCGCGTCCTGCACGAGACGGACGTACATCGGCGCGCGAGACATGGTGAAGCCAGCACCGGCAGCGGGACCATTGAGAATGGTCGTCGGCATTACACCGCACGCTCTCGGCGAGCTTGATCGACTGACTCTTTCATCGCGTCCACGAGGTTCGGAGCGTACGCCTCCTGGTCGCCCGGACGATCAGCCGTCTCGGGCGTGTATTCCTCGAAGCGCTGGCCGCCCTTGATCTTGCGATGGCCCAGCACGCGCCGTCCCTTGGAGTCTCTGAGCGGGATCGGCCCGTGGAGCTCGGCCCACGGCTTGAGCCATTCGTCCAGGCGTTTGATGATCGCGCGCGCCTTCTGCCGCGCGCCGGCGGCGGCCTGCGCCCGCTCGGGCGTGCGGATGCCGCCGTCCTTGTAGTCGTCGTCTATCGGGCATAGGTGCGCCTTGTGGCAGTTGAAACAGTGCTTGCCGGGCGAGGGCTTCCAGTAGCCGTGGCGCTCAAGGTCCTCCGTGCGCAGGCGCGGCGGGGGCCCGCTGCGCATCGCCGAGTCGAAGTCCTCGACGACTTCGGCGAGCCAGCGTTCGGTTTTCGGTAGGTCCTGTCGCGTGATACGTGCTGGCCGCGCTTTCGTGCGCCGCACGTAGAACTCGCGCAGCACCACGGCGTTGACCGCCGGGAAGTTCTGCATGACGAGCACGGCGTAGAGGCGCTGCTGGAAGAAGCCGTGATAGGACAGGCCGGGCTTCTCGTCGTCCTCGTCGTGCTCTGGCGGCAGCGCCCACGTCGCCTTCCAGTCGAGCACAACGGCCTCGTCGGGCGGCCGCGCGATCAGCGTGTCGAGCTGGCCGCTGACCACGCGCTCAACGAGTTCGCCGGTCTCGCCGTCGCGGTAGCTCACCGTGGCCTCGAGGCGGCGCTCGACGTCGATCAGGTTGCGGATCGCGAATTCGTTGTCCTTCGCGAACTTCCGCACCGCCATTTCGATGTTCGGCAACTCCCGGCGCGGCACGCGGACGCGATCCTCGGGCGCGACGTCGCGCTGGCGCAGCGTCTCTTCGAGGATCGCCAACGCGACGCTGACCGGGATCGTCTCGGAGTCGTTGCTCTGCATCTCGCGCAGGCACTCGGCGATCGCCCGGTGCACGATCGTCCCGGCCGCCTGCGGGTGCGTTGACCAGCCGTTCTCGAATTTGATGCCGAAGTACGACGCCAGTTCACAGTCGTCGAACAGCGAGAGGTTCGACTGCCTCAGCGTCGGCCAGCGCTCGCGCACCTCATCGAGCGACATAGGCCGCTCGGGTACGGCACGGACGAGTCCCGTTGCGCTCACGGTCGCGAGCCTAGAACTTGATGTCGTCCTCGCCGGCGGCAGACTCGGGCGGATCGCTCGTCAGCAGGTCGAGCTCGGCCTCGATGTCGCTGCGCTGCTGCTCATTCACCTCGGGGTTCTCGAGCGACTGCTGCAGGTGCTCGACGCGACGCACGCGCACGCGCTCGGCTTCCTTGAGTTCATCCTCGGACGGAGCGTCTGCCGCGGCCGCGGCGACGGGCTCGGCGTCCTCGCCGCCAGCCTCGGGCACGACCACCGCATCGACGACGTCCTCCGACTCGGCCTCAGCATCTGCCGCAGGCACCGGGTCGCCGGTGACGCGCCGGCGCTCGGCAATCTCATCGATCGCGCGACGGATCATCTCGAACTCGCGCTTGATCGCGCGCTCGCTCTCCTTGCCGGAGAAGACCATCTGCACCTTCGCCGTCGTCCAGGAGTTCGCCGCGACGGCGTTCATCTCGAGCATCAGCGCGAGCGCCTCATCGACGTGCGCCTCGGGTAGATAGTCGCGGACGGCCTTCTCGAGTTCGGCGTCGGTCGCCGCCGGCAGAGCGCCAGAGCCGCCGACCTCGCCGTCGCGCGCGCCGCCGGCCTCGAAGTCCTCGGCCACGTAGACGGGTATGCCGCGCATCGTCTCGGGCACGAGCAGCTTCACGCCCTGGCTCATCGCGCGATTCCAGTACATCGCGCGGGGATATTTCTTGTGGTTCGAGCGGTCCTTGTTGAGTTCGGCGCGCTGGCTGTCCGCCTCGTTCCATTCGGAGACGCCCTGCGACTCGCCGTTGCGGAAGAACTCGATCTGGCATTTCTCGTTCGTGAACTCGAGGACTTTCCAGTCGTAGCCGTCGCGTTCGCGCACGAGCGTCCCCATCAGCACGCCGCGCAGTTGCGCGTTGCCCTCGACGATGTCAATGCCCATCATCGACTGCGACGGGTTCAGGCCGAGATGATGTCCGACGACCATCTTCGCGAACGCCTGCTCGGCCTGCGTGACGCCCTTGAACATGCCGCCGACGGCGAGTGCCTTCGCCTGGCGCCACAGTTCGTTGATGACGTCTTCGCCCATCGCGCCGGGCGGCATCGCGGCGGGGAGCGCCGGCGGACGCTCAGCGGGACGGTCTACGGCGGTGCTCGGCGTGCTCATCATGGCCTCCAAGTAGATCGGGTAACGGAGTCATCGTACACACACCGGCGGAGAACGAAACAGCGCCCGCACATGGCGGGCGCTGTCTTGCACCGCGAGCTGTTACTCGATCCACTCTCGCTTGGAGAACGAATTGAACACGCAGTCGCGGCGATTCTACCTGAGCCTCGGCGGTAAGCCGTTAGGCGAGTGCCTTCGGCGTCTCCCCGCGCAGTCGTGCCGCGACGCCGCTCGGCTTCCAGAGCAGGCCGTGGGCGGAGAGCGAACCGAGCACGCCGGTCAGGATCAGCTGCAGCGTCGCGTCGTTCCATCCGATGACGTTCGTCGCGCACGCCGTGTAGATGGCGGTGGCGACGGCTGAGATAGCGAGCTGCACGAACGCCTTGTACGGTTCCGGCGCGTTTTTCCACAGCTTCGAGTTGACGACGTAGGCGACCAGTGGCGTGAGCAATCCGACCACGAGCGCCCATAGCTGCGCGTAGGGCAGCACGAAGCCCGGCGTGGCTTTCGCCGGCAGGTCGGCGAGGCCGAGCGCCGGCACGAGCAGCAGCAGGACGAGCGCGAACGCGGCACCGTAGGCGATGAGCCTCACGACACGGCGCTCAAGGACGGGGACGAGCAGACGCCAGAGCGCAACCGCGAAGGCCGCAAGGCGGACGAGCGGTGCGAACGACAACGAGTAGGTCACGGGGTGCCTCCTTATACGGGGATTGATGCTCGGCACGCTACGCAGACGCTAGGACGCTATTTGACCGTGACCTCCGAGGCGGCGAACGGTCCTCCTTCATTTGCAGGGCTGCCGGGCTGTCCTTCCATCAGCGTGATCGCGTCCTCTGGGCTTTCTGCCTGCACGATGACGGCCGTTTCCGGCGACGGGCACCCGAATCGTTCGGCGGTGATCGTCGAATCCTCGAAGCGTCCGCCTGGTTCTGCCCACGACTTCGGCAACCAGCCGTCCTCCCCTTCGATCGTGACTTCTTCGGTTACTCGTTCTATGCGATAAGACTTCATTGCCTACCCCTTTAGTCGGTAATGATTGTTCAGCACAACGGGAGTCCCAGCGAGTTTTATAGGCGTCTGTTCGAGTATGACTTCGCCGTTTGTCTTTATGAGTGCGCTGTAGTTGGCGGCGTTGCCGAAGTTGCTCAGAAGAATGCCCTGCTGTTTTTCCGGCCGGGCGATGGCCGGCAGTAGGAACAGTTTGGCTTTCACTGCGACTTCGGATTTGACTTCCAGCGCACCAGAGAGATAGCCGATACCAGCAAGAGCGCCAGCCTGCAACGTGCTCCACGTAAGTACGCTCAGTGCCGAGAGACCAGCGTTTAGTTCGGTGATGTTTTCCCACGTCGGACCTTCGCCCCATGAGATGTTCCCGGACGCATCCGAGACCGCGATCTTGCCGGCACCCGCACCAGTTGGTAGACGCAGGCCAGCCGAGAAACTGGCGAGCCAGTTGATGACGCGGACGTTCGCCACGCCGGTCTAGCCGAAGATCGTCACGAAGCTGGTCAGCCCGGAGCCGAGCGCGGCCGCGAACTTGACCTTGATCGCGTTCGCCGATGTCGGTTCCCAGTCCACTTCGACGGGGTTGCCCGGTTCGCCGCCGGAGGCTTCCTGCCCTTGCACGAGCAGTAGGCGCGTGCCGAGGTTGTGCGTGATCGTGAATTCGGTGAGCGATCCGTTGCCGGTGAGCGCTGCGGTCTTCTTGTGCGCTGCGCCGGCCGTGACCGCTGAGACTTCACCGTTGCCCGGCGTCGAGGGCGTTGAGCCGCTCTTGAGGATGATCGTGTTGGCCGAGCGTTCGGTGTAGACGCCGTCGCCGGCGAGCGCCGCGCCGCTCTGGAATTCGATGACTTTGATTGCGGTCGTGTCGATCGTGATGGCACCGGTGTCTGAGACGACGAACTCCTTGGCGGCGTTCGCGGTGCCTTCACGCACGAACGCGGCAGCGTCTTCGAGCGCGGCACCGGTGTTCGCATCAGCCGTGCGGACGAGCTTGTACTTTTCCGCCACGCCGCCGGCCTGCACCACTTCGTACATGCCGTTGTGCTTTTCTTCGACCGCGTTCTTGACCCACACGCGCATTTTCACCGTGACCGCGACGCCATCGATCGTCAGCGCGCCGTTGGCGTTGGCTTCCAGCGTGCCGGTCGGACCGGAGCCCGACTGCGTGTAGGCGGCCAGCGCGGCCGCGGTGGCGAGCTGCGCCGGGGACTTCCACGCGAGGCCGGAGACCTTGCCATCGACGTAGGCCTTCGTTGCAGCGTCGCCGGCGTTCGTCGGTTCGGAGACCGACGTCAGCTTGTGGTTGATCGCCGTGTCGCCGGCGAGGTGCAGGCCCGTGACCTGGGGTGCAGCGCCGGAGCCGGCCGCCAGATCGCCGGCGAGCTTGACCGTGCCGAGCACCGAGGCCGTCGCTTCGGCGATGGCGGCCGCGCCATACTTCCATTCGGTGCCGTTGTAGTAGCCCGGTTCATGTTTGACCGAGTCGAAGTACCATTGCGCTTCTTTGGGCGTGCTCGGCGGCGCGGCGAGGACCTGCATGACCATGTTTCGCAGTTCGTTGCCTGCGAGGTCGATCGGGACTAGGTACTTGCGGGCCATCTCTCTAGTTCAGAAATGCGGTTCCTGCGACCGCAGCGCTAAAGGTGATCGTCAATTCGTTCAGGCTCACGTAGTTCACGGCGCCCTCTATCTCGTCGTTCGCGGTGTCCTGCACGAGCGGAATCGGGTAGCAGTCAAGATCGTGGACGATAGTCCATACCGATGAGGCAAACCCCTGCTCGTGGACGTAGGAGAAGGTGCTCGAGGGGCCTGGTGGCCCAGGGGGTCCAACCGCGCTCTGATCGAGGTCGAGTTCGATCGTAGCCGGTGCGATCAACTCGAGTGTGATGTCGTCGGTGCCTTCGCTCACGGTTCCTCGAACAGAATCGAGCCCACGAGCAGGAAGTCTTTGTCTTCGCCGCGTCTCCAAGAGAGACGGTGGCGCGCCTGTGTGGCTTCGATCGCCGCCGTTTCGGTCGGGCTCATGTAGGCGGTGATGACGGTCGGGATCGCCGGTTCGTCGCCTTCGGCTTCACGGCCGGGCGTGACGGTCAGCCCGTGGCCTTCGGTGAGCGTCTTGACGTCGACGAACTCCCACTCGAAAGAGTCGGCCAGGAACGGGACTCCCTGCGCCTTTTTCGCCCACAGACGGATCGTGCGCGCGAAGGTGCCGTCTTTACGCGTGACGAGCCGGGCTTCCGCCGGTTTCGTCTCCTCGACTGGCATCGGCGGGAAACCGCCTAGGAGAGCAGCTTCTTGAGGTCGCGATGGCGTTCGTCGCCTTCGCGGAACCATCGCCGGCACTTCGGACCGAGGCGCTGATGCGCGTGTCGCCGGCGGCTGCATCCGTAGCGCTTCTGGTAGCGGCGCAGCGTACGGATGCGCGCTTCGAGGTCGCTGCGCTTGTGCGAGCGGCAGGCCGAGTTGCACGCCGGCGTCTGGCGCACGGAGAGGATGCCTTCATCGATCGAGCAGTCGCCTCGGATGCCCCGGCAGAGGAAGTTGTCGCTGAACTGGTGAGCGATAAAGAAGTGCGACGCGAGGTTGCCGTGCGGGCAGGCGTTGGAGAAGCAGCCCGGCCGGTTCGGATAGGCGGCGACCCACACTTCGGTCGCAAACGGATCACTCCACAGCTTCGTGCCCGGCGCGGTGTAGGTGACGACTACGTAGCCGAGGCGCTGTGCGGTGCGCACGAAGCACGTCACGAAGCCGCCGGGGAGCGGCACCTCGGCGTCGGCAATGATCGGACCGATGACGCCGCCGAGAGAGCGCACGATCGCGATGGTGCGCTCGGCTTGGAAGGCGCAGCCGCCGTGCGCGGGACGCAGGAAGGAGTAGACGGCGTACCAGACGTGCAGCCGTTTGGCTTCGCGCGCGTGGCAGCGGGCGTTGGCGTCTTCGCGCTCGGTGCCCCCTTCGTAGACACGGAAGATCACTTCGCTGTGGATCGCGCAGCTCTGGAATTCGGAGACGTCGGGGATCAGCCGTGCGTGCGCCGCAGTCGGCGAGAACTTCGGCGCAGGACCGGGCGGCGTGCAGACGCCCATCGTGCCGCGGCCGAGCGTCGGGTCGCAGGGCAGCGCGGCGTCGGCCTGTTCTGCTGACGGGCCCGATGCGTGGATCGAAAGCGCGCGGTAGACCGTGCGCGTCTGCGTCTGCGTCGAGCCGCATCCGGCGAGCGCCAGGAGCGCGGCGAGCACGAGCAGGACGGGGAGAGCGATGCGCTTCACGCAGGGCAGTCTACTTTCCCGCGCCGGACGAAACCGCGTCGCGGGCGTAGGTGGCAAACGGTTTACCATCTGCGTGATACGCTTCGCGGCGTTACCCGATCCTCGAGGAGGCCGTAGATGCCCCGCTACACCGCACCGATTGTCCTCGCGCTCCTGGCGCTCATGGTCAGCGCCCCCGTTGCGCTCGCCGCGCCGGCGCACCACCGCTGCCACCACCACCGGCACGCCTGCCGCCGTTCGGCGCACCGGCGCTCGAGCGCGACGTCGCCGAACTCGGTCAGCAGCCGCGCGCAGCCCGTGACCGGCGCCGTGACCGCGGCGGCCGCCCCGGAAGCCGAAGTCCCGTTCGACACGGACGGCAGCGAACCGCAGCCCGTGCTCACGCTGGCAGAACTGGAAGCGCTCAGTGCCGAAGGCGAACCGGCCGACGTCGTCGAAGAAGTCGTCGTGCCCGGCTAGGTCGTGCCGTTCGAGCTGGCTTCGTTCGTCGCCCACTCGATCATCTGAGCGAAGCCTTCGCCGAAGAAGTTGGCGAAGAAGCTGACCTGGTGTCCCGCGCCTTCTGTGGCGAGCGCGCCTTCGAGCACGATCAGCTGGCTTCCCGTGGTCGCGATGAGCGCCTCGTACGCGATGACCGCCCTGCTCGAGACCCCAAACACGTACTTGCGCGTTGAGCCTGAGACGACGGAGCCGTTGACGCTGACGCGCAGCGTGAGTTCGTCGCCCCCGCTGCCACTTTCCCCCGGAATATTCGCGCGGACGACGAGCGGCTGCCCGGTCTCCGCGCGCTGCTGGTAGAGAGGCACGAACGCCGTCGTTTTGACGCTCGTGATGCTAAAGGTGTTCTGAGAGTTGTAGTAGCCGCGCGCCCACGGACGGCGATCACGCGTCGCGACGATCGAGTAGACGCCCGCCGTGTTCTTGATGATGACCTCTTTGATCCGCATGTTTTTCGCGGACGGAGCGGCAGGTGCGGCGAGAGCTTCGGCTTCGGTCGCCTTCGCGACGCCGGAAAGGAGACTGAGAACGGCCGCGTTGCCAAAGCCGTTGGCCGCCGCCGCTTGAATCAGCACGCTCATAAACTGGCTGGCGGCGGGCAGCGACGGTGGGATGAGACCGAGCGTGATCGGGACGCCCGTGTGCGTGCGAACCCCGCTTATCTTCGCGTTGCCCGAAACCGACGCCGCGATGAGTTCCCCCGTCGCCGAGTTGATCGTCGGGGAGAAGCTGAAATCGGAGTTGCGGTAGATGCCGGTGGCGTTCGCGCCGTTGTCTTCGTAGGCCGCTTCGAGCGCGGTCGCCTGAGTGGCCGTTGCTGCACTGATCGACGCCGGAGTGATCGGGTCGCTACCGCCCGTCGCGTGCTTACCGGCGTGCAGCGGCAGCGCGGGCACTTCCGATTCGATCTTCGTGATGGCCGTGCCCGACCATGTGAGGGTGCCGAGCTTGCGCGTGGCCGCGATGCCGCCGCCGGAGGGGATCGTCCCCGTCGGCACGATTTGCAGCGCCCAGTTGTAGCTCGTGTGGTCTTCCTCTTCTTCGGTCCCAGTCGTGAACGCGTTGGCGGTCGTCGTGGCGACGATGTCGTAGGAGCCCGCGGCACCGCCGGGATGCGTGGCCTGGACTTCGGCGTTGTTCCACCGCCAGAGCCCTTCGATGCCGAGCGAGACCTGCGCGTTGTTGGCACCGGCGGCGACGCCGATCACGGTCGCGCTGACCTGGTGAATGACGAGGTTCGAGAACAGGCCGATGAACTGCTCGAGCGCCCGTGAGTAGTCGGCGGGGAACTTTACTTTGGCGTGCAGGTCCCGGTAGAAGGGCACGCCGACAGCCTACGGCGTCGCGGCCGCCCAAACCTCAGAGCACGGTGTCGTCAAGCAGGCTCTGGTCGAGCACGAAGCCTTCGCCCTCGGTCACGGTCAGCTGGACGTGCGCCTGCGTCACGCGGCGGGCGAACAGCAGCGCCGCGCCGTGCAGCGACGAGCCTTCTTCCCACGGGATCACGACGACGACGGTCAGCGGGTCGATGATCGGTTCGTCGTGGTGGACCTTGTAGGTGTAGCCGGTGCCGAGCGCCGTCGTCAGCAGTTTGCGCCAGTGCAGCCCCGTCGCGCTCGTGAGCAGCGTCTGCAGGAACGCCTTGACTGTTTCCTGCTGCTGCGCGATCGACTGGCCCGGCGGGTCGCTCGTCGTGCCGACGATCGCCTGCCAGAGTCCGAGCATCTCTTCGGAGAGCGCCGCGAACAGGTTGCGTTGGATCAGGCGCAGCCGTTCCTCGAGGCGTTCGAGCTCGCGCGCCTGCGGATGGATGACGCCCATGACGTCGGGATCGCGCCGCAGGAACGCCGGCAGCCGCGCGAGCATCTCGCGGCCGAGGGGTGTAAGCGCTGATTCGGCAGGCATCTATTCGGTGAGTTCGAGTTTGTGCAGGCGCGGCACTTCCGGCGGTTCTGAGCCGAGGGCGAAGTTCGCCGTTTTCCCGTTGACTTTGAGTCCCGTCAGGTCCTCCACGCCGGGGACCGTGACGATCGCGCCCTCGATCTGCGCGATGACCACCTCGCCGCCGGCTTCCACGCCGAGCGCGTAGATCACCAGCGCGCGTTCGATCTGCTGCTGTAGGGCGATCGTGCCACCGAAGCCCGTCAGGCTGTAGCCCGGCCGGAACGTGATCGCGCCGACGATCGTCAACTGCAAGACGGTCCCGGTTGTCACGGTGACGACGGCGCTCACCGGTGCCTGTCCTTCGCCGCGTCCGGTTTTCCCCGGATCCCAGTATTCCTGCAACTCGCCGACGATCGCTTCTTCCAGCGGGTCGCCGTCGTCGTCCATCGCGACGACCTTCACCGTGCCGGCACCGCTCCACACCGGGATGCAGGAGACCGTGCCGCCGCCTGGCGCGCGCGAGGCGTCGTTTAGGCGCAGCCACTCGCGCGTGTCAATGATGTAGTCGAGCTGCGTCCCGGCCGAGCGCCCCTCGAACAGTTCGAGGATCTTCTTGGAGAGGTGTTCGTCGGTCTCGATGTCCTGCCCGCCGGTGAGCGCGTCGGGGTTGTTGACCGTCGCGCCTTCCGGCAGCGCGGTCGTCGCCGCGGTTATCGCGTTGGCGCCGACGTTGCCGGACGAACCCGGTTCGACGGCTTCGATCGGCAGTTCGAGGGAGCCGCTCGCGCCGATTTCCCCCCCCTCGGTGACGGTGAACAGCAGCGGTTCGGTGCCGGCGCTGCCCGCCGATTCCAGGCGCAGCCCCGTGGCGATCTGCGTGCCTTCGGGCCCGGTGAAAATCTCGTGACCGACCGCGTGCGTGGCGGGGAGGCGTTCGACGCCGAACTCCTCGGCGATGTCGTCCAGGTAGCCGCCCCATGCGCTCAGCGGGTTTGCGCTCGCGGGCACCTCCGAGCCGGCCAGGTCGTACAGCCGCGCCATCTCTTGGATCGCCGGCGTCTCGAGCGAGCGCCACATGCTGCCCTCGCGCGTATCCGTGCGCGTCGGGTCGGTGTCGGAGAGGCCCTCGTTGGCCCATTCGATCCACCGCTGCAAGATCGCCGCCTCGCTCTCCTCCGGGAACAGCGGCTGGTAGTCGAGGAAGTCGGTCATGCGCGGGTCTCCAATCTAGTCGAGCGGGAGCAGCTCGAGGCCGCTTATCGGGATCACGTCTTCTTCGTCGGTGACGACCTCGAAGTGTTCGATGAACAGCACGCCCTGCGTCGGGTCGTAGCTGGCGCGGTAGTTCTGCACGTTGACGATCCGGTCGTGCACCGTGAGCGCCGACTTGAGCTTGCGTTCCATGTCGAGCACGTAGGGCGTCGGGTCGGCGAGCCCCAGCAACTGGTAAGGCTGCTCCATCCCGAAGTTGTCCGTGAACACGGCGTGGGCGTAGCGGACGCTGTAGACCGCCATCAGGCACCACTGGACGAGCGCGTCGACGCCCTCGACCTCCGCCGGCGCGTCGCCTCGGCGCACCATCTGGCGGTTGACGAAGTCGAAGGCCCACGAGCGCCCGTACGGCGCGGGCGCGGCTTCGGCTTCCGCCGGCGCCGGCGCGAGCGCGGCTTCGGCGGCCGCCTGCAGGTCCTGTTCGGCCGAGAGTCCTTCTTCGGTCGGGATCAGAGGGAATTCGAGGTCGGCCATCGTCTATTCCTTGAGCAGCGCCAGTGCGATCCAACCGTACCCGTGCTCGCGGACCAGCACTGCGTCGCCGATGGCGGCCTTTTCGGCAACGTGCGCTGTGACCTCGAGGACGTCATCGACGCCGGCCGTGAGCACGAGGTCGCGCGCGGGCAGCGAGACCTTGATCGGCGAGACACCCTTGATGATCCCGCGCAGGTCGCGGCCGCTGGCGTTCTGTGACTCCTCGCGGCAGACCTCGCGCACGCGCTTGGCGAGCGCGCGGAAGGGGTCACGCGAGACGTTTGTGCTCACGCGAGCTCCTCGGCCTGCGCCTGCACGCTTTCAGCGCTCGGCACGGCGATCGCCAGGAACGCGCGGCGCTGTAGCGCGAGTTCGGCGGAGATCCCGCGCGCGCCCAGCACGTAGGCGTTGACGCTGCGCCCCCGGTAGGTCACGGCGATCACCTCGCCGATCAGGTCTTCGTGCTCGCCGCCTTCGGCCACCACGGCGAAGCTCCCGCGCTCAGGGTCAAGCGCGGTGTCATACCAGCCGACGCTCACGTCCAGCGGTGGAGTGAGGATCGGCACGCCGGCGAGCAACTGCTGCGCGACCGCGAAGGCGCGGCGCGCGCTGAGCAGCGTGACCGTCGGGCCCGGCGTCGTGAGCGCTTCACCGGCGACTCCGCCGAGCGCGTCGCCGCCGGGAAACGCGCCGCCGGGATAGCTCTCGCCTGGCATCAAGACCGACCTCTTTCCTTTGCCTTCTTCGCGCGCTGCTGCGCCTCGAGCGCGCGACGATATTTCGCGAACAGGTCGGTCGAGGCGACGGTCAGCGCCGAGGTGTAGGCACCGGGCGAGACCGAGTGCTGAATGCCCGATACGAAGGTGAAGCGCTGGCGCCCGGACCAGCCGAACTCCGGCAGGTTGAGCTCGACGCCGTCGCCGCGGCGGATGAACGGGATCCCCGGCGTGGTGAAGGTTCCCCCCAGCGCGACGCGCAACTGCGTCGCCAGCGCGCGCTTGACTTTCTCCTTGAGCTCGGCCATGTCATCGACGCGCCCCATCTGCTGGTCGTGGTGGACCGCGCCGAAGCGTTCGACCGCGGCCTTGTTGAAGCCGGTGTACTCGACGCTCTTGGCTTTCTTGCCGCTGCCGATGTGCGCCTTTCCGGTGATGATCGTCACCGGCCGCGGCGAACCCAGCGGCTGGTTGTCCACTTCGGTCAGCATGTCGCCGAGCACGTAGAGCGTCGGGTTGCGCCGGTAGGGGAACACGCACAGCTTGCCGTTTTCCATGCGCGGGAAGTAGCGGATGCCCGTACGCTGATGCTCGAGGTTGTAGGCCCAGGAGACGACGGCCAGGGCGCTCGTCCTCGGCTTCACCACGCGCCGGATGCGCCGCTTGCCCTTCACGAGCGAGCCGTGCGGCACGTTGATCTTGCCGCAGACGATCTTGGCTATCTCGTCGCACGTGTAGCCCGGCGAGCCGTGCGGCGCGTGGAAGATGAAGTCGCGCACGGTGCGCCGGACGAGGTCCATATCGTCAAGCAGCGCGATCGTCGCGTTGCCGGCTTTATCTTCCTGCGGCTGCTCGGCGCGCATCGTCCAGAGCGTGTACCACGAGCCGCCCCACAGCGTGCGCAGGCGCACGTCCATCCCGGCTTCGAGCGGCATCGAGTCCGGGTCGTCGATTTCCGGGCGCGCAAGGGTGATGCTCGCGCCGGGCGTCGCTTCCTGTTCCTGCCATTCCATCGACTGGTTGATCGTGTCGAGGTTGACCCACGGCGAGCGCTTGGTCTCGCGCACGAGCAACTCGAAGTCGAAGTCGCCAGGCGTCATCGGCGGCAGCGCGTGGCCCCAGAAGTTCGAGAGGTCCGGCTGATGTTGCAGGACCTGGTTGGAGGGGAGGTTCGTCAGGTTAGGCACGCGGGCGCGTCCCTCCGCTGGTGCCGGCCGGCTTGCGCGGGATGCGCACGACGGCGCCGACGGCGTAGAGCTGCGTCGAGGCTGCGACGCCCGAACTCAGCGGCACGCTCGGCGCCGCCAGCGGCGTGTTCGCGCCCCAGCTCGCCGCACCGTTGGCCTGCGCGATCGTGCGCCATTCCGAGGCCGAGCCGTAGTATTCCTTCGCCAACGAGCTCCACGTGTCCGAGGCGGTGAGCGCGTGCGTGGTCGGCAGTTTCGCGCCCTTCTTGCGCGACTCCGTCGAGGTCCGTCGATCGACGGTCGGGTCGCGCCACTCCTTGACTTCGATCGTGATGTAGCGCGCCGCCGCCTCGCCCTGCTTGACGGTCGGGTTCACGTCGCGCAGCGTGGCGGACATATTTATCTCGGCGACGTCGAAGCCCGGGCGCCACACCTTGAGGTCAAAGCCACGCCGCGCGCGCAGTAGGTCGAGCAGTTGCCCGCGCACGTCGTCGGGGTCCAGTTCGGTTGGCAGCGTCGGCATGAAGCCGAGTTCCTCCCACGTCGTGTAGACGTCGAGCGACGCCGCCATCAGCTTCTTCGCCGTGTTCACGCCGCGCCCACCTTCGGGCTGTGAGAACTGGCCGCGGCGCACGGTGTCGTACTCCTGGTGGCCGCCTTCCTCGGAGTAGGTCAGGTCGCCGAGCAGCGCGGGCAGATACAGCGGTTCAGCGAGCGTCGAGGGGTCGGTCTCGCCGCGGATCGCCGAGAGCAGGCACATGAATGCGTCGCTCACCACATACCCCCGTCATCGCCGCGGCCGTCTTCCAGCGCCTTGAGCAGCCGCTCGGCCGCCTCGTCGGCTGCCTCCTTGACCACCGTCTTGAAGTCCGAGACCTCGCCGACGGTGACGTTGCCGAAGTGCATATCGACTTTGATCGGCGGGCGCCCGGCGGTGTTGGCGAACACCGACTTGCGGCCGGGGCGCACGCTGACCTGCTCGTGGTGGCCGGTCGGCTGGCGCTCGCCAGCGCCGAACAGCGTCGGGCGGTCGGTCGTGAAGCTGCCGCCGTGCTGAAACCAGCCGGCGAACTGCTGCGCCGGCTGCATCCGGCCGCCCGTCCCATACCAGTTGTAGGCGCGCTCGTGGGCCTCTGCGGCGCCAGGAGAGCCGTAGCGCCCCTTGATGTAGTTCAGGCCCCACTTGATCTGTCCACGGGCGTCTCCGAGGGCGTAGGGCCGACCGTGGCCGAGCGACTGCGGGATCCCGTACGCCGCGTTGTAGTCGCCGGGCACGTTCATCGCGTAGGCGTTCCATCCAGACTCCTGCGTCCAGAGCGCTTTCAGGTCCGGCCATTCGCTCGCCGGCCAGCCTGCGGCGATCATCATGCGCCGGCCGAGCGCTTCGTTGGCCGCCGGCGAGCCACCCTGTCCCTTCACGCCGGCGAGCGAGCCGAGCGAGCCGCCACCGGGCGTCGTGTTGGAGTTCGCGAGGACCTTGTTGGCGTGCGCAACGACCGCCCGCCCGTAGGCGTTGCCGGCGGCGAGGGAGATACCGCCGACGACGCCGGGCAGTTTCGCCTTGATCCCGCTGTAGCCCAACTGCTGGCCCGGTGCCGTGGAGGACGTGTTCAGCGGAAGCGCCTGCTGCGCGCCACCGCCGACGCCGCCGCCCGTGCCGCCGCCGGTGCCTAGCAGCTGCACGTGGTTAATCTCGTGCGCACTCGCGGGGTAGAACGGACGCCAGAGTCCGACGCGCGCGAGGATCGCCGCGCTGAGCTGCGAGGCGCTTTCAAGCGACGCCGAGCCGACGCCGATGTCCGCCGCTTCCCCGCGCGTGTGCGGGTCGTCAGCGAAGCCCCCCACTTCCACCGAGTGTGCCGGCGTGCGGTAGCCGGAGATGCCGTAGATGTTCTCGCGCATGAGCTGCGCGAGCTTCTGCAGGTCGCCGGCGATCAGCGACTCTTTGCCGTAGGTGAAGTTCGTCCCGCTGTCGGGGATGAAGCGATAGGCACCGAGTCCGCCGCCGGAGGCATAGGCGTACTGGCGCGAGCGCGACGGCGGCTGTGAGTGCACGCGGTGCTCGCTCGCCACGCGCCAGCCGAGCGGCGGCTTGCCGTGCAGCGCCAGGTCGCGATCGACATCGGCCTCGGTGTGGTGGTTGAGCACGAGCTCGCCAGGCGCGCCCCAGCCGCCGTCGGCCATGCGCAGCGTGTCCTTGTTGCCGACGCCGTACATGCGGCCGCCCGACGCGCGCCCCTGCGCTTTGCGCGCCGCCGGCGTGAGGTCGATCGCGCCGCCGGCCTTGTTGAATCCGACGCCGCTATCGCCGTGCTGCGCAGCATCGAGCACGACCTTGAGCTGCGCGGCGGTCGCGTTCTTCGGTGCCTTGATGCCGAAGACGGTCAGCGCTTCGCCGAGCTCCTTGTTGATGAACGCCAGCCCTTCGGAGGTCCACTTCCCCGTTTCGTGCATCCGCTGTTTGGCCGCTTCGGCGGCCCCCTCGAAGTTCAGCGACAGAGCGTCCTTTGCCTGTTCTGACTTCGAGCCCAGTTCCTGCTTGATCCCTTCGGAGGTCGTCTGCACGACGCCTTCGATGTCGCGCAGGCTGTGACGAGCCGCCAGGCGCATCGCCGAGAAGCTGCCGGTCATGTGTTCGGCGGCGCCGCGCAGCGCCTGCGCCGAGCGGCCGGTCGCTTTCTCGAGCTGGACAAGTTCCATCGTCATCCCGTGCACGTTGCGATTGCGCGCGAGGCTCGACGCCTGTTCGTTGATCTTCTGCAACTGCGAGGGGTTCAGTTCGTCCAGCGTGCCGCCGAGCGACTTCAATTCTTTGCCGAGCGCCTGTACCTGTTCGGCTGCCTTTTCTTCGCCGCTGCGGTGGCCGAGCAGATGTGCAAGCGCACCGATCCCACCGCCGATGGCACCGCCGATCGCGCCGCCGGCGGCACCGATCCCCGTGCCGAGCCCTGGCACGATCGAGCCGAGCGTCGCGCCAGCCGCAGCGCCGAAGGCCGTCGTCTTGGCGATCGACCCGAGCGGACTGCGCGACTGGAAGGGGTTTTTACCCGCCGCCGCTTCCAGACCCGTCGAGAACAGGTAGTACGGCGCGACGGCCTCGACGCCAGCGCCGAGTCCCGTGCCGATTTTCGAGGCCGCGCCGCGCAGCCCCGAGCGCACGCGCGCGCCGCGCGTGGCTCCGTGCGCGACGCCGACGAACAGACCCGCGCTCGTGTCCTCGATTTGCCGGCCGATCGGCACGGGGCCCGCGACGAACGTGCCGTCGGGCATCCGCTGCGTCGTGGAGACGGTGCGCACGTTGCTGACGCCCTCGAGCTGGACCGGCGAGCCGCGCGCCGCGCCGCGGCCGCCGACCATCGAGCCGCCGAGAGCCGCCGCCGTGGTGGCCGCGCTCGAGGTGCTCGCCGCGCCGCGGTTGGCGATCGCCGCGCGCCCGCGGCCGTAGAGCGCATACGCGCCGCCGAGGCCGATCGGCGAGCCGAGCAGGCCGAGGTTGCCGGCGGCCGAGACAAGCTCGGAGAAGTCATTGAGCAGCGGGCGCAGCGTCGTGGCGAGTTCGTTGGCGCCGCGGATGATCTGCCCGATGGCACCGAACAGCTTTTCGGTCGAGCTGATGGTTTCGCGGAAGAACGACTGCACCTTTTCGGGGTTTTCGTTGATCCACTTGTCCCAGCCTTCCAGGGTGTGCGTGAAGTTCACGACCATGCTCGAACCCGACGGCGCGCCCGCGCGGAACAGGTCGCCCATCAGGTGCGTGCCGGCGTCCATCAGGTGCCACCAGTCGCGGGCGTCGTTGACGAGCGGCCGCAGGCGTTCGCGGAACGCGCCGACGTTGCGCGTCGACGTCGACCAGCGTTCGGTCATGTGGTCGAGGCCGATCACCATTTCGTGCAGGAACGGCGCGGCCGCCTCGGAGACGTGCATCAGCGTCGTGGCTGTGTTCTGCGCCGCCTTGCGCTCGCCTTCGAGGTTCGACGTGAACATGCGCTCGGAGGATTCGACCCAACGGCGCGTCGAGTCCGAGGCGAGGTAGTGCAGGAAGTCGTCGCCCTGGCGGCGCAGCGCGATCATGGATTCGTTGCTCGCGCGCGAGATGGTCGGCATGATCTGTTTGCCAGTCTTGACGGCGTCGTCCAGTAGCCCCGTGAAGTCCGCGGAGGCACCGCGCGTTGCCGCGCGCCACTGAGTGCGGAATTCGCGCGCGTCGGCGACGAGCGCTTTCGTGCCGGGCGGCGCTTTCGCCAGCGCCTTGTTCAGCGCTTCGCGTGCGCCGACCAGCGCCGAGCCGCCGCCCTTGAGGCTTATCTCCGACTCCTGCAGCGCGCGGCGCGCCTGCGCCTCCTGCGCGACGCTGTTGGTCAGCGCGTTCTGCGCCTGCAGGACCTGCGGGTTGCCGCCGACGCCCTGCCGGCGCGCGCGCGCCAGGTCTTCGCGGTTGCGCCCCTGCGTGACTTTCGAGCGTTCGAGGCCGAGCTTTGCCTGCTGCACGGCCAGGCGATCGCTCGAGAGCGTGATTTCTTCGTTTGGGCTCGCGCCCGGCGTCGTGATTTCCGCTTCGGAGAGCGTCAGGCGCGACTGCTGCAACTGGATTTTCGCCTGCGTTTCGTTGAGCGTGCCTTCCTTCGTCGTCATGTTCAGGTCCTGCAACGCTCGGCGCGCTTCGCGGCGGGCGGTGGTCAGCCCTTCCTGCGCCATGCGCGCTTGGAACTGCGACTGCGAGAGAGCTTCCTGCGAGTTCGTCAACTGGTCGACGGCCTGCATGTGCTGCAACGTGCTCTGCGTGCCGACGACCTGCGCCTGTTCGAGGCTCGTTTCGGCCTTCCATACTTCGCCCAGCGCCGAGACGGCCGGCTTCGCCACGGCCTCGATCGACCCGATGCCGACGAGCAGCGACGACGCGCCGGCGACGCCAACCGCGCCGAGGCCCTCGGCAGCCATCGCAAACGACCCGCCGAGCGCCACAGCGGCGCCGCCGAGCGACTGAATGATCGGCAGCGCCGCGCCGGCCACGAGCGCGAGCTCTTTCAGGCCGAGGCCGAAGATCGAGAAGTCGTGCGTGCTCGAGCGCGCCGCGCGACCGGCGTCTTCGACGTCGGTCGTTGCCCCGCGGCCGATCCCGCCGCCGCTCGAGCCACCACCGCTACCCGAGCCGAAGCCGGGCACGCCTGGACCCGAGTCGCCCATCGGCGTGTTATTCCAGAACGTCGAGTGCCCGCGCATCCACGCGCGCATCGCCGTGAACTCCCGCGTCAGGGCCTGCGATTCGGTCGCCGGCGAGAGCGAGGAGCGCGAGCCGCCGCCCGAGCCACCGCCGCCACCGCCGGAGACGCCCACGTGCGCGCGCGCTCGCCGGCGGTCCAGCGCGTCGAGCTCGGCCTCGAGAGCCTTGATCTTCGCGATCGCCTCATCGACGCCGCCGACGCTGACGCTCGCGCGGCCGCGATCGTGGCCGAGGTCGTTGACCTCCCGGCGCAGGTTGCGCACCGCGGCGATCTGCACGCCGACGCTGTCCACGACGCTGCGCTCCATCGAGTGCCAGCGGTCCTCGATCGTCTCGGCCGTGGTGACGACGTCGTTGCGCAGGCTGCGGATCTCGCTTCGGTAGCTGCGCAGCCCGCGCGTGCTCGACTGGCCGCCGAGCGAGTCCATCGTGCGCCCTAGCTCCTCGAGGGTGCCTTTCAGCGCACGCGCGTCGCGCTGCGTGGCGTTGAGCTCGCCGCGCGGCTGCTCGGCGTTGAGCTCGAACTTGCCGCTGACGGTGCCGTCCATCTCAACGCGCCATCGCTATATGCCATATGTGCATACTCACGCCTGCCAGCCTGGCGTCGAGTTGCCCGACATGCCCTCGCCGAAGGCTTCGACCACCGTCAGCACGCTTCCCTCCTGCTCGCCGGCGTACAGCGCGAACGCTGTCATCACAGCGTCGAGGCGCGACGGCCACGGGCCCGGCGGCTCGCCGCAGAGCGTCTCGTACGGGGGTGCACCGCGGAAGCGCCACTGGCAGTAGGCCGTCCACAATGCACCCCGCGAGCGGACTAGTTTCCCGCTGCCTCCACGAGCTCGCGCTGCGCGGTGCCAACGCGGTCGGGAGACCAGCCGCAGATGCGCCGGACCTCGTCGGCGACCTGGCCGAGAATGCCCTCCTGGTAGAAGAAGCGCTGCTCGAAGGCGACGGCCTTGGACGGCAGTTTCTTGCCGTCGGGCGTCGTGCGGAACTCGTCCGCAGTCGGATCGACAGTCGCGCCCGTGTCGTCCACGAGTTCGAAGCACGCCAGCGCGACGATTTCCGCGTTCGCCACGACACGGTTCAGCCGCCCGGTCGTCTCGTTGATGTTGCGCTTCTCGATCGCGTCGATGTCCTTGGAGTCGACCTGGCGGATGCGGAAGGTCAGGTCCTTCGTGCCGTCCTCGGTCTCGAACTGCGTCTTGACGCGGAACTTCGCGGGGCGCTGCGGCTGCATCAGCCACGCGACCGCGCTGCGGTTGCCCTCGGCGCTGAGTTCGCCCCCGGCGGCAGCGTCTCGTACGGCGCTCGGCGCGCCTGGCGACAGGCCGTCTCCCGGCTCGCCGCTGCTAGGCGACGACGCGGGGCGCGCGTGCGCCTCCGCGATCCTGGCCTGCGTGTCCTTCTCGCTCTCCGCCATCGTGACTACCTCCTGGTGTCATCGTTTGGGAACGATCGCCCGAGACCGTCGCGCCGGCATGTCCGATCGCCGGTGGAGTGGGGGACGCATCGCCCGGTTGGACCTGCAAGTGAGTGTCGAGCTGCACGCCGTGCAGGCGCAGTAGACCGGGTAGCGCCGCCTCGTTGACGCGCCGCCGGTCGAGGATGAGCCCCATGTGATCGCGCAACTGGCGCGCTGACCAGTTCGGACGGGGATCGGAGGCGAGAAGGTGGAGAAGATCGCTCCACGCCGCCTCGTAGTCGAAGACCACGGGGGCACGCCGCCTCAGCGTTCGGTAACGACGATGCCGGAGCCGCCGTATTCGTAGGCGTCCAGCGGGCGGTCGTCCACGAACGAGAACGGGATCTGGCGAGTGATGAGGTCGTCTTCGTTCGAGTAGCCGCCAGAGTAGGTGTAGAGCTGGCATTCCTGCAGCATCCACCGTGTGGCCTGCGGCGCGCCGATGTCGTCGATGACGACGACGAGGTCGAAGATCGGGGGGTGCGCCGAGCGGTCGCCGTTTCGACGCGCCTGTATGTAGTTCCACACCTCGAGCTTGAAACGGTCGTCGACGTCCTGGTGCTGCAAGGTGCCCGTGCGCGTCTCGAGGCCAGCCGTCTGGCCGTTGCGCCACGAGCCGGCGAGCGGCACGTCGATCTGCTGCAGGGTGACGTCCCAGTTGACCTGCGTCACCTCGCCGAGCATGTTGCCTTCGCGCCAGGCGGTGCCGGAGCGGCCGCGCCGGCGTGCGGCGGGCGGAAGGCTAGAAGTGGGGCCTACACCGGGCATGGCTTATTTCACGACTCCGTTGCCGATGATGTAGTTGGCGGTCCGCGCGAACTGCCAGCCGAAGTTGAAGGGGATCGCGTCGAGCAGGCCGACTTCCGGGGACGGTGTCGCGATGAACGGCGCGGGCACCGGCGGGTCGGCCGTCTTATCTTCCGGCAGGATCAGCCCTTCGTCCTTGAGCTTTTCCAGTTCCTTGTTGCCCTGCGCCCGGACGCTCGCGCGCGAGTCGTCGGTGACTGTCGTGTCACCGATGATGTTCTCGTCGCCCCACAGCTTCATCCGGCGGATGAACAGGTCCATGACGCGGACGAGCCGCGGGTCGCTGAACACTTCGTAGGGTTTGCCTTCGGTCGTCTTCGACGTGAACGTCGTGACGCCCTTGGAGATGATGAGGTCCGTTTCCGGGTCCTCGGTCTGGCGGATCGCTGTCACGCCCTTTTCCATCAGCACGGCGAGCTGCGACTCGCTGGGTGCTGTGGAGCCGACGGCGTGCAGGCCACCGAGGTCGGCGAAGGTCAGGCTCGCCTTCTGCCCGCGCGCGGCGCAGATGCCAGCGAGGCGCGGTGCGAGTTCGGCCGTGCTCAGCGTCCGCTGCAGCAGGTCATCGAAGTATTCGCCGACGCCGAGCGTGACTGCGTGCGGGTCAGCGAGTTCGCTGGCGCGCGTCGCGGCTGCGGAGACCGTGTCGCCAGTGGCACCCCCGCAGAAGAACATGACCGGCCGGAAGGCTGCGGCTTGTTCCTTCTGCCACGCGTTGAACTGCAGGATGATCGCCGATTCTGTGCCGTCGTAGGCGATCAGGCTGAACGGGCGGAAGCTCATCGAGTTCAGGAAGTTCGTGTACTGCGTGCCCGTCAGTGTCAGTCCGTCGTTGCCGCCGGTGAGCGCCGTCGTGGAAATCTGCGTGAGGCCCGTGCCGGTGATGACCGAGCCTTCGACATCGAGCAGCGCCGACAGTTTTTCGATCTGTTCGCCGAGTTCTTTGATGTTCGTCGCGAGGTAGCTGTAGCTCTCGCGTTCGATGCCGCGGAAGAAGACGATCAGCAGGTCGTTGCCAGCGGTGTTCGGGTCGTGCTCGACCTCGACAGAAATCTGGTTGCCAGCGGTGCCGTTGTAGACCGCTTTCAGTTTCAGCGCCACTTCGGCGGATTTTGTGTTCGTGAGTGCGATCGCCGACTTCGCGACTCCCGAGCCCGCGAGGCGCGAAACGTAGACGCCGCCGGCTCCGCCGCGGCCGGGGAGATTCGAGCCTGCGAATGCCTGAAGGACCGCGCGCCGTCCCTCCGATTCGTCGGGACCGAAGATCTCTTCCCAGTCGGAGAACCGTTCGAGCAGCGTCGGTTCGTTCACCGGGCCCCACGTGTGCGTCACGGGCAGCGCGACGACATCGGCGAAGGACGGCGCGACGCGCTGTATCGCCTGCCCGACGAAGGTGATCGCCGAGCCCGGCAGCACCGGCTTGACGAAGGTCCCGCTGCTCACGAACTCGCCCCCTGCTCAGGCTGCGGCTCGCGGCCGTCGCGTACCTCGACGTGCTCGAGGTAGCCCTCGACGCGCTGCTTGGCGTCGTCGAGCGTGAGCGTCGCATCGGCCTCGACATCGTGTAGCGCAGCCACGACGACATGCGGCGAAACTTCGAGCAGCGACTCGGCGCGCTGGACGAGCTTGGAGATGGTGAACTCCTGCGGTCCCTCCGGCGCGGGATCCGGGGACGCTGCGGGCGGAGTGGCGGGCGGCGCTGCGGGCGGAGTGGCGGCCTTCCCGCGGTCCGGGCCGCTGCCCGGCTTCGCCTGCTCAGTGGACGTCTCGCTCATCGCGCGGCATCGTACCGCCGACCGCGAGGGCAAACCGTAAGCGATCCGCCTAGGGTCCGACCCACGTGGCAGGCATCGAGCCCGTCTGCGGAGGAGGCGGTCCGCCGGCGCGCGCGCGACCTGCTCGCCACCACGCCAGACGGAGGTTCAGCACGACAGTCCAGCGGCGGTCATCGTCTGGGTCGGGGATCGGCTCGGAACTCGAGGACAGGGCCTCCATCATGCCGTACGGCCTGTTCGGACCCGGCCCGCGTTCCGGTCCCTCGACCGCTACGCCGTCGTAGTCGTAGATCGGAATGTCCATCGGGCCGCACAGCGCCGAGCCGTCGTCGTCTTCCAAGCCAATCAGCAGGCCGTTCATCAGCAGGTCAGCGACTTCGGTCGCTCGCCGGCGCGCGGCGCGCGTGGAGAGAGCGTTGCCCTCGCCGTCGGTCATCTCCGTGTAGGCCGTGACGACGAGCCCCTGTTGCACGCGCACGTCGCCGGCGACCGGCGTCTGGCGAGCGAACAGCACCGTGAGCTCGGTCGCGGGCGCAACGACGGCGACCGGGCGCCTCTCGTCGGGCACGGCCTGTTCCTGCGTGACGACGGTCCACGGGTTGCCGGCGAGCGTGTTGCCGAGAATCAGCGCCGCCCAGCGCCGCAGGCTCATGTGCGCGTCGTTCTGCGTGTTGGCCGCGCTCACAGCGTCGAGCCTACCTCTGACGCCGTACGCGCAATCTCCTCGCGCGCGATCGATGGCCACTCCGTGGCGAGCGTCGCCAGCGCGCGCGTGAGCATGAACGCGCCGTGCGTGCCGGGGTGATGCACTTCGCGGGCGTAGACCACGCGGCCGCCGACCTTGAAGCGCAGATGCGCGCGCCCGTCCTGCAGGGTGCCGCGCGGCTTGCGCGTCTCGACCACGCTGGCGGCCTGGCGGTCGGCTTTCGGACGGATCGTGTGCGGTTTGGTCGGATACTCGACGTAGCGCGCGATCGGGTCGTTGTTCTCGATGACGACCTCCAAGTGCCCGGTGCCGAGCAGTCGCACCTCGCCGATGCGCCATTTCTCCTTGAGCGTGCCCGGCACGCGCCCGCGCGCGAACTGCTCTTCGGGGTCCACGACGGCGATCGGCGTGTACGCGCGCGCCAGCTCGAGCAGGCGATCGCCGCAGCGCCTAGTGATCCGTTCGGCGCAGCGCTCCCACGGCTCGACGGCGAACATCGCCTCGAGGTCGCCGACCTGCGTATAGCCCACGCTCAGCAGCTCCGCCAGACGCCGCGCTCGAGGTAGCCGTGCCACTGGCGGCCGGTGCCGTCGCCGACGAGAATCGAAGGGCTCGCGGTGATCGTGCCGTCATCGTGCTCGACGACGTCGTGCCCGGCAAGGTTCGCGAGCATCCCCGGCGGCGTGCACGCGTACCAGTCGCCGTTCTCCTTGATGCGGCCGTAGACGCCCGGCTCGAAGCACGCCTCGCCAGCTATCTCGCCGTCGGGCAGCTGGCGCCCCTCCATCAGTCCTCCACCGCTCGCACGGCGACCATGATCGCCTTCGGTTCATCGCCCGGACGGCCGAGCGGCTGCGGCGTGCCGTCGACGACCCACACGAGCTCGGCGGCGGGGTCGAGGCCCTGCGCGATGTTCTGCTCTTCGGCGACGATCCCGACGCGATCACCCGAGCGCAGTATCGCGACGAATTCGCCCTCGTCATCTTCCTGGCTCGTTTCGTACATCAGCGTCGGCTTCGTGACCTGGCGGCCCATGCGGTTGAGCTGCTGCGTCGCCGGCAGGAACAGCACGCCGGGGAACGGACGGCCGCGCTCGAGCGTGACATCGGCCTCGCCCTCGATGTAGTTGCCCGAGGCGTTCTCGGTGAGAGGCGTGACGGTGTGTTCGGTGACGCTCGAGAGCGGCACGGCCTAGTACCCCTGCCGCACGCGCCCGGGCAGCGCCCACGGGACCGACTGCGCCGCGCCGGCGGGCACGTTGTAGCCGCCCCAGTACGCGCGCCACCATCCGCGCTTTTCTTCGGTGCAGAGCTCCCACAGCAGGTCATGGATCGCGCGGTCGGGGTCGAGCACGTGGCCGGAGAACTCGGCCGCCATCGGCTGGTAGCTCTCGGAGTACGGGCCGGCGGAGAAGCTCGAGAGACGCGCGCCCTCGACGGTCGCCTGGCGCGTCTTCGCCTTGAAGCCGAGAATCACCGAGCGCTCGATGCGCAGCGCGATCACGTTGACGGCGATTGGTTCGAGCCATTCCTCGACTTTGTGCCCGGGCATCTTGGGGAAGCCGATTTTCCGTCCCGTCATGCGCGCGACGAGCGGGCCCTCGACGCTCGCGGCGCGCGTCAGGTAGGCGTCGTTCGCGCCGCCGTCCTCCGGGAGCCGCGCCGTGAGCACGGAACTGAACTGTCGGAGCGCTTCGGGGGTCGGGAGTTCCACGGGCTTTCCGAGTCTAGGCTCCGAGGCGGTTGTCGCCTAGGCGACTCACGCTTCGCCTTTCAGCCACTTCTGAACGAACGTCGTGAACGAGCCCTTGGTCGCGCCGGTGTTCGTCATAGCACCGAAGAACCATTCGCGTTCTTCGCTCGTGCCGTTGTCTTCTTTCTGATCGTGCGGCTGGAAGAGCAGCAGCATGAACAATCGGCCTTTCGCGGCACTCGCCAGAAGTACATGATGTTCTTCGAGCACTTTGGCGGCCTGTTCGTAGTTGAATTCCTGTTCGGAGTTCAGTTTGCGGCCGTTGGCCGTACACGTCTCGCCCCACTCTGTTGCGCAGATATGCGAAGTCGTGTCGCCCGCTTCTTCCAGTGCCGTCATCATCCGTTTGGTCATGAGCAGGCCGAATTCGTCGGTCAGCCCGGATTTCTTCTGGCCCGGGTAGGGATGAATCGTCCAGCCGCCGAACGCCGGGTGTTCCCAGCATTTCGGCCAACCTTCGAGCACGCCTTCAAGCCAGACCTGCGCTCCGCCTTTACCGGCGTCGGAGCCCTGTACGAGTACCTTGACTCCGGTCCCGTTGATCGCTTCGCCAACTTCTTTGGCACGTTCGCCGTAAATCTTGCCGTTGGCCTTCGTGTTTTCGATCTGGTAGTTCGTCTCGTTCTCGAACTCGATGAACTGACCACCTTTTGTCACGATCGCTTCGGCCCATGCTTTCAGCGCTTTGGCCTCGGCCGATGTTGCAATTCGTCCCGAAGCCCCTGCCATCGGGATGCAACTGATGCCTTTGTTGTTGAAGAACGTCGTAGCGGCCGCGACTTCTGCGGCACTCGCGCCGATGGCGAACCCAACGCGGCAATAGGTTGGGCTGGCTAGCGCGTAGGCGGCAGCGGATGCTGCTGATTCAAAGTCTGAGTTCGTTGAGAAGCCCTTTGCGACGCTTTCCACTACGGCTTCGCCACCGCCGCCGAAGTTGTCGAGCTGCCATTCGGCCGTGTTGCATCGAGCCGCGAACCCGATGCGTCCACCGTGTTTCAGAGGAGTTGTGTCGGTGAATTCAGTGACCTTCGCCCACACGCCTGCGTGCTTGCGCCATACCGTCAGGATGCCCGTCGCTTCCACGTAGTTGAGCCAGAGAGAGTCGCCTACTTCGAGTTCGCCCGTTACGGTGGCGAGGGTGGTGGTGTGATTCTTGAGCAGCACGTATTTGCATTTGGGTGCGGTTTCCGGCACGACTTCGATCGAGTAGCCAGCCGTTTCGGATTCCTCCGCGAGCCAGAGTTCGAGCCAGTTCGAGCCAATCGCCGAGATGTCGCAGAAGACGTCCTGTTGCGCAGCCGCGAAAACCGTGTGCCAGAGGGCTCCTCGGATAGACGGGTTCGCTGCAGCTAGCTGAAGCACCGACCCATTCGTTGCGCCCGTCGCCGGCGTGGCACCTTCATGGCGGAAGCCAACCCAGTTCGCGCTGTTGCTCAGCGGCGATTCTGTACGGGTGAACGTATCGAGCACCGGCGTAGACGGGCCGGCCCCTCGCCGCCTTCCCCGCGGACGTGCGAGGAGAAGAACGCTCATTCAAGATCCCCGGAAAGCACCCATTCGTTTTCGGCGCGCTGACGGAGCGTTACTTCGGACCATTGAGCGCGTGTCTTAAGCGAGCTAGAACTATGGATCGTCACTCCTGCGCCAGCTTTTACTTCGAGTTTGCCGGCTCCGATTTGAGCGAGAGGGATTATCGCCCCGACAGGAAACGCCACGCTCGAGTGTGGAGGAACCGTAACCGCTGCCGTCGAGGCTGAGTTCAGCTCTACGACCTTCCCGAGGTCGCCGATCACGAGCGTATATGCGGCCGTCTGCGTATTCGCTGCGACTACGGCTTCGATCGCCTTCGCCACAAACGCCGTCGTTGCGAGCTTTGTCGAGTTGTCGCCAGCGGTTTGGGTCGGCGCCGTTGGGGAGCCGGTGAGGGCTGGAGAGGCTAGGGGAGCCTTTGCGGCCAGCGCCGAGGTAGCAGCCGATTCTGCCGCAGCAGCAGCACCGGCACTGTCAAAGGCGCTCGCAGCCTGAGTAGCTGCGGTCCCAAGGCCGAGGTTCGTTCGAGCCGTGCTTGCGCTCGCTAGATCGCTGAGATTCGCGCTTTTGGCGAGCTTGCCGTTGGCTACTGTTTCTGCGGCTGCCAAGGCGGCTGCCGCTGCGGCTGCGGCAGCACCGGCAGCATCGAAAGCCGAGCTAGGTTGCGTGGCAGCGGTGCCGAGACCGAGGTTAGTACGCGCTGTCGATGCGCTTGCCAGGTCCGACAGGTTGCTCGCTTTGAGCAGTGCGCCACCGCCGCCCCCTGAGCCGATCTGTTCGAGTAGCCCTGCGGTGATCGCAGCCATGAATTGATCGCCGACGCGGATCGAGCGAGTGATCCCGCCCGTCTCGGCGTCGCGCACGATCGTCAGTACGCCGGAGGCATCGGCCGTCACGCGCACGACCTCGGCCTGCGTAGCCAGCGGAATCGGCGCGCCAGCCGGCCAGACCACGGCGTTGAAGGGCGGTACCGGCAGAACTTCGGGATCGCCGACGGTGAGCGATGTCCCAGATGCCGCCGGCGAAGGCGCAACCGTGACCGTCGTGTAGGAGAAGTTCGCGACGGCGTCCATCGGGACGCCTCGGCCTAGGTCGCTGCGGCCTCAGCCGCCGCCAGCACGTCCTTCGCGGCGTCGACGACCGTCGAGCGGTTCTGGTGTGCCTCCTCGTAGGAGACGATCCGTTCGAGACCGACGCGACCGTACAGCGAGAGGCCCTCCGACTTGATCTGTGTAGCGAGGTCCTTGGCGTTCGTGTCGCCGTAGCCCTCGAAGGGCGGCGCATCCTCGAGCGCGGCGAGGCGCTCGCTGAGCTCGCGCATCGTGTTCGCGTGCTTGCGTTCGCGCTCCTCGGAGTCGCGGCGCAGGCGCGCGGCCTCCTCGCGTGCGTCGTCGAGCTCGGCGGCGTCGTCGAAGGATCGTGGCACGGGTGCCTCGCCGAAGCCAGCGGCCAGGTGCAGCCCGCCGCGCTCGACTGCGTCTTCGGCCTTCTGGTCGGCGATTGCCTCGTCGAGGCCGAGCACGCTGTCGGCGTCGATCGCGCCTCGCGCGATACGCCCGGAAGGCTTGCGGTAGATGAGCGCAACGAAGCGCTCGCCGCTGGCGGGATCCTCGCGCACGCTCGCGGCAAGGACCTCGTCGTCCTCGCGCAGGAACTGGTGGCGACCCTTCGCCGAGATGGCGGCCTCCTTGACGGAGTCCAGGCAGCGCTTGACCGCGCGCGAGCCGACGTCGTCCTTCGGCAGCTCGAGGATGCGCATGAGCGCGCGCGGGAAGGACGCGGCGTGACGGCGCAGCAGCGCGCCCGCCTTGTTGTGCGTGCCGAGACGTCCGGTCAGCCCCGCCGCACTGTCCACGTCCATCGGGCCGACGCTGAACGTCGGGCCTGTGGCGGTGTGCTCGCCCCTAGGCATCAGGCGGGGACCATCCGCATCGCGGCCATCGGCTCGCCGGCGGCGACGCCGAAGAAGTGCCGCAGCTTGAATGCGATCTGGTCGAACCACCACGAGTACGGGTCGCTCGTGTTCGAGAACGCGTCTCGGACCTGCGGGTCCTTCAGCCCGATAAAGGGCGTCTGATTGCCCTGCAGGAACGCGATCACGAAGGGGGCGCGGTCGGCCGCGTCGCCGAAGATGTACCAGTCCTGCGGCGTGTTCAGCCACGGCTCCTGGACGACGGCGTCGGGAGGCAGGACGTTGAAGGCGGGGTTGTAGTTGCCCGCAAAGAAGACGCCGAAGCCGGGGTTGCTCGGCGCGTCCTGGCGGACGCCCGTCAACTGCGAGCGGATGATCGCGTCGAACCGCGCCTTGTGGCTCGGAGCGCGCACGAGGATCTTGCTCGGCTGCACCGTGAACGGCGTGTGGCTGTCCGCGGCGCGGCGCAGCTGCATGATGTCCAGCGCGGCGAGCAGGTTGGCCTCGTTGGCCTCGGCCGATTCGCCGACCACGTTGTTTTCGTGGGCGTTGGAGAAGTATGGTTCGCCGTCGGGCGTGTACGTCGGGTCGCTCTCGATGAACGCGACGATCACGCGGGAGATGTACTCCGCCATCGTGCGGCCGAGCTCGCGCGGCGTGCGATTCAAGATGTAGTCGACCTGGTCGTTGATGACCAGCTCCATCGTTACGTCGTAGGTGCCGCCGTGCTTGCCGACGGCAAACGAGGGCCCAGGGGTCTCCGACGTGCGCATCTTCGGGTACTCGCCGTCCTCTTGTACGTCGCCGACGCCGAGAATGCCGTTGATCTGCGAGACCGTGTGCTCGCGGAAGTCCAGGGCATTTTCGATCCCCATGTAGGAGTCCCACTTCGCGGCGACCGTCTGGAAGCGCTCGCGCATCGTGTGGCGGATGACCGTCTGCAGGTAGAGCGGGAAATCGGCGCGACCCTCCGGTCCGCCGGTGCCGGAGCGAACGGGTCCGCCCTGGTACGCCTCCTGCATCAGCATCTCCTGCACCTTCGGGTCATCGCGGAAGGTCTCGTATCGGCTGAAAAGCTCGATGTGCTTGCCCCAGCGGCCGTATCCGGGCATCAGGTCACGCTCCCAGCCTGTAGAAAGGACTGCCAGCTGTTCGCGTTGATCCGCGCTACGGCAGGTTCGCGCGAGACATCAACTTCGGAGATGACGCCGACGGGGAAGTTTCCCGCTCCCGCCGCGCCTTCGCTCGACGTCGCGACTTTCACTTTCGGGCTCGTGCCGATGAGACCCGTGTTGTTGGCAACGAGTGCAGGCACATTCGTGGACTGGTAGCGCCCTTTAAACGTGACGGTGTACGGGCCAGCGGCGGCACCGGTGACGGTGATGTCGCCTTCCTCGATGTCGGCCAGCCCTTCCAGCGCTTCGAGCACTTCTTTGGCCGTGGCGTTGAAGGCGATGTTCGCCGTCACGTCGCCCTCGAATTCCAGCGTGAAGTGACCGGCTGTCACGCCTTCCTCGGTCAGCGTCTGCACCTCGTTTGTGCCACCGGTGGTCGGCGCGCCGAACAGGTGATTGTCGCTGGCGCGAATGTAGACGCGGTCGCTGACCTCGAGGCCCTCAAGTTCGCCGACGAGCGGCATCTCGTGGACACCGCCTATCTGAATCTCGAACGACTCGCCGACCGCGACCTGCTGCGAGAGCAGACGGCCTTCGCCATCCGTTGCGACGGGGTCCACGAAGGGGGTCAGCTGCAGCGCCTTGAATGCGCTGCCGACGATGTTGTCCTCGACGACGATCTGCCCGTGCTGGCAGACCTTTGTCGCGATCGCCTCGTGGCGGGCGCCTAGACCCTCGTAAGGCATTAGGCCAAGCCCTCCCGGACCATCGCGGCGAGAGCGTCGTCCGCGGACTCGCCCTCCTTGAGGTTGAGGTCAAGCCCCTCGCGCCAGGCCGGCGTCGGGGTGTGCGCGCCCGGTCGGCCGCCGGCGTCGTTGGCCGACTCGGTGACGAGACCGCCGAGGCCGCGCACCGTTGCGGTGCCGCCCGCCTCGCGGATCATCTTCGCGGCGTGCTGGACGTCCTTCTCGATCGACGCCTGCAGCGCCTCGAGCAGAGTGACCTTCGTGCCGTCGTCCTTCTCGCTCTCGGAGAGGTTGGCGAGTCCCGATGTCGGGCCGGACGGAAGAACGGTGTAGCGCGAGAGCAACTGCTCCTGCCACGTCGGCGGCAGCCCTGCTTTCTCAATCAGCTTCTTGGCCGCGGCCTCGAGCTGCGTGTATCCGGCGCGTTCCTCGAGCAACTGCTCGGCGCGCTCCTGGACGGCCTGGTCGTGCTCGCTCAGCTTCGTGGCGAAGCCGCGGGTGAGCTCGTCGGCCTGCGCGCTCAGCGCCTCGGCGAGGTCGTCGGCGGTGAGGTACTCGACGTCGTCCTCCTTGACCTTGGCGGACTTGGCCGGTTTGCCGTGCTCGCTCTTTATGTGCGCGGCGAGCGCGTCGGCCGGAAACGATTTGCCGCAGTCGGGGCACTTCGCCGTGCCGCCCATGGCCTCGGTGAGCTGGACGTGGAGCTTTGGGTTGCGGTCCTTGACCGCCTCCGTGAGTTGCTCCAGTGTGATGTCGTCAAGGCCAGCCATGTCGTCTGGTGCGGCATCGTAGTACGCCTCCAAAAGTGAAACCGCAAGGGCTTCGTCCTCGGAGAGAACGTGGCCGCCTGCGCCGCCGCGCAGAACCCAGTCCACGCTGCCCTGTGGCTTGCGTCGGATGCCCTCGACCAGCATCCCCTTCTGTCCCCACATCTGGCCCTCGCGCGCGCCGGTCGGCCACGCGTTGATCGACGTGTGCAGGATCTCTGGGTCGGCCTCGAGCATGGAGCGCACCGGCGGCTGGGGGATCGCGCGTCCGATCACGCCGCCGGGGTGATAGCCGAAGTCGGCGTCGTCCTTCCTGCGGAAGTCGCTCGAGAAGTGCAGGCCCTCGACGAGGATGCGGCCGCCGAGTTCGCGGATCGAGCGTTCGCGTTTGCGCACCGCCTCGACCATCTGCTCGCTGAGATGGTCCATGAACATATGCCAGCCGCCGAACACGCTGGCGTTCTGCTCGAGCATCTTTGGCGTGTAGATCGGGCGCAGCCCACGCAACGCACGGCCACGGCTGACGCACGGCCGGATGATGCAAACCCCGACGCTGCCGTCGCTCTCGAACAGCTTGCCCTTCTTCGGCACGATCACGCGCGCCGTCGCCTCGATCAGCGGGCCGGCTTGGCTGAGTTCGTCCGCCTCGAGCAGGTCGCCTTCGACAGTGGGGTGCTCATCGCTCACGGGAGCGGAGGATACGCGCGTGCCGGTGTGCAAACCGACACGGGAGAGGACGGCGCGGCACGCCGCGGGCGCTCAGGCCCGCAGCGGCCGTCCGGCGAAGATCAGGAGGCGGGGGTTTCCCCGTTCTTGATTTCTTCGGCTTTCCCGCTCACGCCTTCGGCGGGTGCTTCTTCGCCTTTGGCGGCGTCGATCGCGTCGGCGTGCTCCTTGATCGACTCGAGCGCGGCTTCGAGCGGAGCCGCTTCGACGCCGCTGTCCTTCGCCGCTTCGATCGCCTGTTCGAGCGCCGCCTGTGAGGCTGCGACGCGGGTGGCGACTCCTTCGACTGCCTGCTCGTCCTCGGCGATCTTCGCTTCGATCGCCTGCTGCACAGAACTGGTCACGACGTTCAGTCTCCTTCCGAGATGGCGGAGCTCGCGAAGTATCGCGCGCTCGCCTGGTGAGTAGCGGTGCTCCTCGTAGATGTCCATAGCCATCGGAGCCTACACAACCGGGAACTAACCGGTCACTGGCGCAGGTACGTCGTCGCCGAGTTCGGCTTGAGCGTCGCCCACTCGACCTCCTGGGGGCGATAGCTCGGCGTGCTGGGATCGGAGACAAGCGCGTTGCCCGTGGTCGGGCTGACGCCAGCGAAGCGCAGGCCGTTGCCCTTGGCATCGACGCTCATGCCGCGGTAGTAGGAACTACTACCGCCGAGCGACTCGGGGTCTGACGACGCGGCACTCCCCTCCATCGCCGACTGCACGGCGCGCTCGGGCGTACGGTGCGGCGAGTTCCACGAGACGCCGTCCTCGCGCCACGTGCTCGGCGTGCCGGCGCTCCACTGGTCGCGGCCGTCGGCGGAGGCGTGGCGCTTGAGCGCCGTGCCGTCCGGGAAGCGCATCGTCTCGCCCTGGTTGAGCGACTTCGCGCGGGGGAGCGCGCCAGACCATGCGTCCTCGCCGTAGTCGCGCGGGCCGTCGCCCTCGAGCAGCGTTTCGAGTTCGACGAGCGCCTCGTGCAGTTTGCGGTGCGAGGCGATCCGCTTCGTCACCGATGAGACGGTGCCGTGCTCGCCGAGGTCCTCGACTTTCTCGCCGGTGCGTTCGTGGCTGAGCTTGTAGCCGCCGCCGACCTTGCCCTTGATTCGATAGGTGCCGAGCTTCGTGTCGTGGCCCGGCCGCAGCCGCTTCAATTTGGCGGTGAGCGAAGCCTCCTGTAGCAGAGCGTCGGCCTCGGAGACTTTCTGCACGCGATCGGCGCGCGGGATCCGCTGCACGTGCGCGGCGTTGAGCTCGACGCGGTCTTCGTTGTCGAACATGACGCTGAGCTTGCGCATCGCCGCGCCGTTGCCGCCCATCGGAATGTCGCGCACCTCCTCGACCTTGCCGTCGCGGCCGCGCAACTGGTGAAGGCTCGCGAGGTGGACGTCCGAGCGCACGCGCACGCGGTCACCCTTCTTGATCGCGGGCTCGGCGACGAGACGCGGGGCGTCAGCCTCCTGCAACGGATTCTTGACGCCGAGTTTCTTCGCCATCTTCGCGATGAGCCGCTTTGCAGCCGGCACGTTGCCGTGGCCGGAGCGCGCGAGAGTCGCCGCGTTCTCGAGGTCCTTCGGGTTCTCGATCGGGTAGGCGATAGACCCGTCCCCGTTCTTGACCGCCTGCCCCTTGGCGAGCAGCGCCTCGCGCTTGGACTGCGGGACGGCGCGCTCCTGCAGCAGCGCCTCGGCCAGCTCGGCCGCGGCGAGCGCGACCTCGGCGAGCGCGGCCTGCTCGCATGAGGCGATCGCCTCATGCCCCTCGGAGATGACGGTGTCCCAGTCGATCGACTCGCGTAGCCGTGCTTTGCTCTTCGAGAAGCGCGAGACCGCGCTGCGAACGCGCGCCGGATCAACCCGCTTGCGTCCTGCGACGTGAGTAATCGCGTTGGTGTGGTTCATACCCTTGCCGCGAGCGCTGTCGTACATCGCAGCGACCTCACGCCCTGAGAACGCCTCGGAGTCCGACCGACGATCAGCCTCGCCCAGTCCGCCGTAGGCGACGTTCGTCGCGAAGGTGTCGGGCACGGTGCCGTACATCCATCCGCTGGCGCCGCCGCTGTCCGGACTCGAGCCGATCGTGACCTCCGGCGCGCCCTTGCCGGGCGTGTTCTTGACGTGGCCGCGCGCCTTGAGTTCGTCCATCATCGTCGCGAAGGTCTTGCCGTTGCCGGTGACGCGGCCGCGCAGGTTGGAGAACTTCCCGTCCCGGTGGCGCTGGCTCGGCGTCGAGAGAGCGGACGTATCGGCGTCCTCGAACAGCATCTCAGTGACCGGGTCCACGTCGGGAACCGTACACCCTCCCGTTGAGTGCTCCCGTACTGCCCCGGCCGCTTTGCTCGCGTCGTTCTTCCCTTTCAGCGCCGCATACTCGGCGATCGCTTTGCGCGCTGCGGCGCGGACCTCTGGTTTGACGTTGCCGCCGCCCGCAGCCCAGTCGCGCACGCGGCCTATCGCTATCTCGGTCGCCTCACCCTCCGGCACTGGCGGCGGTCCGCGCATGATCCCGTTGCGGACGTTCTGAATGTAGGCCGGAAGCTGACCCGTGTTGCCGGGGGCCGTGCGGGTGATCCAATTCTTGCCGCCTTTGCCGATCGGCGCATGTGTGACGGAGAGCGCCGCCGTCTTCGCGCTCTCGGCGAGCTCCTGCGAGGCGAAGATCAGCGAGCCGGTCACGCAGCAGACGGTAGCGCCTCGCGCGCACCCAAACCGTTCGGCGCGAGCGAGCGCATCGCGTCGCCGAGCCGCGTCTGCGTCTGCTCATACGCCTCCTGCCAGACGTCCTTCGTCTCCTTGATCCCGAACTCCCAGTAGCCGCGCTCCTCTCCGTCGTTCGGCCATCGCACCATCGTCTCTGGCGCGTCGGCTGTGCGCCAGACGATCAGGCGCCGCTGACCGTTCGGCCACGTCGGGAAGACAACCTCCGTCCAGAACTGCTCGAATCTCATCCCCTGTTCGCGCGCGGCGCGGGCGAGCTGCACGAACTGCTCGGCCGGCGTCGGGTAGCGTCGATGCGCGGCCATCAGCGTACGAGTGCGCGGTCGTGTGACGGCGACCTAAGCATCATGATCGGCTCACCGTTCGTTGGGCACGCAGCCCAATGCGTGTAGACGGTTGTCTCGTCGCGACGAACTGGGAATGTCAGTGGCCGAAACGTGATCCTCGGATGCCCTTCTCCGTGGCAGCGAGTGCAGCCTCGCAAGTCGATCGTGATGTCATCCGCCATCACACACGCTCCGGCCAGCGCCAGGTGCGCGGCTCCGGCTGCGCCCGCGTCTCGCGGCGCACGCCGATGTGCTCAGCGAGCGTCGCCGGGTGCATCGGCACGTCGTGCTCCTGGTAGGAGCCCTGCGCGCCCGGCGTGAACACATGCAGGTGAACGTGCGTCTCGGTGCTCAGGATCAGGCGCTGGCCCTCCTCGCTGTCAGCGCGCGCCAGGCCAACGGAGGACATCGTCTCCCGCGTGCCGGTGATGATCGCCGGCAGGTCGTAGTCGCCGGTCTTCGAGCGGTACGTCACGATGCGTCCGATGCTCGGTTTCTGTGCCTCCACGTCGGCCTCCTAGTGCTCGTCGTCTTCGGGTAGCAACTGCGCGAGCAACGCCCACGCCTCATCCTCGCTCGGCACGACTCCGTTCCACAGCCCGCGACGGATCGCGCCAGCGGCGGCGAGCAGGTAGCAGCGGCAGCCGCCGTGTCGCGGCGGACGAATCTTCGCCAGCACAGCCCACGGCCAGAAGCGGCCAGAGAGCGCGATGCAGTCGGGCGTGTGCTGTGTGACGAGCGGGTTCAGCATCCACAGCGCGCCCTGTGGCGAGACCTCCTGCACGTCGACGAAGTTGCGCAGCGCGGCCGCGCGCACGGCGACCGCCTGCGAGCGCAGCACGGCATACTGGCGCTCGCGGCCGAGCAGCGCCTGCAGCGCGGCGCGACGTAGCTCGGGATCCTCGACGGGCAGCACCTTCGCGAGCCCTTCCTGCACGCGCTGGCGCGAGTTGCGCGAGAACGCGAGCTCGCGCGCGGCCTCGTCGGCTTGCAGCTCGAGCGCGGCTTCCTGCGGCAGATGCGCGCGCGAGTAGGCGCGCAGCCATCCGGCGTTGTCGGTGCCGCTGCGACGGTTGAAGCCGTCGATCAGAGCGAGCGTCGCGGCCGTCGCGGCGATCCCGCCGGCGGTCGGCGGCAGCGGTGGCGCAGGCGTGGGAGGGACGGCGGGCGCGCGACGTTCTCGTCGCTGCTGCTGTTCTTCGCGGGGGGGAGCGCTACTCGCCGGAGCCGCCACTAGCCCCGTTCCCGTTCGCGGGCGTAGCCGCCGGCGCGAGAAGATCCTCGACCGCGCGATCGACGGCCGGCTGGTCCCAGCGGTTCTCGCTGAGACGCGCGAGCGCGGCACCGACCTGCTGCATGGCGTAGGACTCGCGCAGGCGTTCGACGCCGGCGGGCCCTCCGAGCGCGTAGACCATCGCCTCGCCCATCTCGTCGTTCGGACTCATCCGGCCGAGCGCGTTGAAGGACTGCGACGCATCCTTTTTAGGGTCGCCGATCTGTCGCTCGGGCCGCAGCTGTGGGGCGAGTGCCTGCGCAGCGACGCCGGGAGGTGCGCCGGGCATCATCGGCGGTGGTTTCGTGTTCTTCGGCAGCACCTCGTCAACCCAACGTGCGGGGTCGTCCACTTCGAGGCCCTGCGAGGCGAGGAACAACAGCAGGGAGCGGCGCAGCGGAATGTTCTGGCCCATCGGGTCATAGCTCAGCGCGACCGTGTTCACTGCGGCGAGCACGTCGGGCAGGTTGCGCCGGCCGGGATAGGGCATCGTGAACGTGTAGGAGAGGTCGATGCCCGTGCGCCGTTCAATCTCCTGCTGGTCCTCGCGCAGTCGCAGCGTGTGCAGCGGCATCTTGCGGCGCTCGCCGGCGCGCAGCCGAGCTCGCGTGCGCCGGTAGGTCTCGTCCTCCCACTCGCGCAGGACCTGTTCGGGGTCCTTGGCGTCCTCGCCCTCGGCGAGCGACGGGTCTGAGATGTCGGGCACCTCGAAGCGAATGTCGTCTTCTTCGTCTTCGTCGGGCGTCGCCTGGCCGCCGAGGTCGCCGTTGCGCACGGCCGCCTCGATCGCCATGTCGGTGAACCACCGCAGCAGGTCCTCGAAGGTCTGCTGCCACGCCTGCACGTTCATCAGCGCGGGCAGCTCGAGGGAGGTGTTCGACGCGAGGTTGCCGTTGCTCGCGTCGCCGAAGTAGTGCTGGCCGAACTGCGCCGCGCCGGCGATCGGCGCGCGCACGACCTGCGCGCTCTGCTCGGCTTCGCTGGCACCGCTGCTCAGTTGCAGGCTCGTGAGCGTCGAGGACTCGTTCTCGTGCCAGACCGAGCCAGCCATCGGCGGTGAGAAGCGCGGGTCGAAGCCTGCCTCCGGTCCGAAGCCGCCGCCGAAGCCGGTCGGGCCGTCCATCATGCCGGGGTTCTCGCCGAAGCGGGCGGCGCCTATCTCGCCGCCCATGCTCAGCATCGAGTTCGCCATCCGCTGAATCTGCTCGGGCGTGCCTTTGCTCACGCGCTTGGCGATGAACGAGCTGCGCGCCTGCGCCATCGCGACGTGCGCCTCGGTCAGCGAGTTCATCGCCGAGTAGAAGCGCAGCGTCCGGGCCCACGGCGGCGTCCCGTACTGCGTGCGGCCGATCCGGTTGATGCGGAAGTGCGCGACGTAGCCGCCGCCGATCTTCTTCGCCGGCGGGAGCTCTAGCTCTTCCTCACCGTTCTTGACGCGCTCGCGCATCGCGTCGGTGACGTTCTGCCAGTGCGGGTAGTAGACGATCTGCGGCGTCATGAAGCTGCCGCCCTTGCCGCCCATCGCCGAGGCCGCGAGTGGGCGATCGCTCTCGAAGTCCCAGCCGACTTCGTACTTGCGCGTCACGAACCACAGCGGGCGCTCGTCGTCCTCGGGGTCGCAGACGATGTGCGGGACCTGGTCGGCGTCGAGGAAGCCGACGCGGACCTTGCCGTTGCGCACGAACGCGGTCGGGTAGAGGTTCGCCTGCGCGATCATCTCGTTCGAGCGATGGCGCTGCGCCTCGTAGCTCGTGAGCTTCTCGAGGTTGACGGGGTTCTCCCACGCCTCGTCGATCACGGCCTGCACGGCGGGATGAATCGCCTGCGGGCGTCCGATGCCGCGGCCGAAGGAGAAGTTCGCGAGCAGCTGCGCCTCAGCGCCGGCGAGCGGGTCCTGCATCTGCGCGATGCGCGAGCGCTGCGCCAAGCGGTTGCGTCGCTCGGGGCGCATCTCCTGCGGGCGCCCGGAGAAGTAGTCCATCGCCCAGTACGCGAGCTCCATCGCCTCCTCCCGCCACATCTCCAACTGCACGGCACTCTCGCGCAGCGCGCCGACCTCTTTGACGTCGGCGACGGTGACGCCGGTGTAGTCCTCGACGGTCTCGCGAACGCGGGAGACGACGCGGTCTTTGACCGAGGACCTAGCCATGCGGCAGGTCCCGGTCGGCGAGCGGCTGCGGCGGCGCGTCTAGCCCGTCGCGACGCGCACGCACGTCGGCTTCGACGGCGATCGCTGGCGAGGGCTTGCCGTAGCGCGGCACCTCGGCGACCGCCTGCAGCTTCTGGCCGAGCGTGCCCTTACCGGGCGTCGTCACTTTGCGCTTGACCTCGTGCAGGCTCGCACGGTTAGCGAGTCCGATTTTTGCTGCCCACACCGCGCAGGCCCCAGCGATGAGCGAGCCGATAACAGATGGCACCGTGACGACGAGTACCTGTTCCGTGACCGACGCGAGGATCATCGGTGTAGAAAGCCCGGTAGCTTGAAGCGCAGCAGGACTCGCCGGAAGTCGCGCACGATCATGTACAACGAGTCGCGGGGTCCGTACTCGCGGCTTGATGCACGCAGAACCATCACGTCACCAATGCGGATCATTGCAGCACCGCATCAGGATTTTTTAGCCATGCGAACTCGTCATCGGTCACGGGTTCCTCCTGCAGGATCGGTTCACCGTGCTCATTCTGCGGCAGGCGGTCGTCTCCTGTCGCCAGCTCGCCGAACAGGCGCTTGCTCGCTTCCTCGATGTCCTTGTCCGCGGCGTAGATCGGGCAGGCGGTGTAGTGACGCGGGATCCGGCCGCCACGTTGTTCGTCCGCGTTCGTGGCCGGCGCGTCGTCGCCGAGGCAGAAGCCGAACACCATCGAGGGGTCCTCATGCATCGAGAGCACGACGCCGATCGGCGCGCCCTCGAGGATGCGATCGGCGCGCGCGTGGTCGGCCTCCATCACGCCGCAGATGACCTTGCCGTCGAGCAGCGTCGCGCCGTGGACGAGTCGACCGTGCGGGCATTGGCAGCCCTGCGCCACGAGCCGCTCGAGTTCGGCGCGCGGATCCGCGGCGACGCTGCTCATCTCCCGCTCCGAGTCACGTCTCGCAGGATAGGTCAGCGCGCAGTCGCGTCCGGCGCGCGCGCCAACATCGCGCGCAGCGATGCACCTCCTGCTCTCCGTCCTGGTCGCGCTCAAGACACCGCTCGACCCGCTGCACAACGACGGCTACCAGTTCTGGTCGGGGATCGGCTCGGACTTCGGTGAGGTGACGCTCGTCGTCGGCATCATCGCGTGGTGGCACCACATCAACTGCATCGAGAAGGGCTGCTGGCGCAAGGGCCACGCCGACCCTGCGCACGGCCATCCGGTCTGTCGCAGGCACAAGCGGCACTACGAGCATCCCGCGTTCGGCGACTAGCTCGGCAGCGTCACGTCGCCCTTCCAGTCGGTCTTGACCTGCAGGATGCGCGCGCTCGAGTGCCGGTAGGTGACGCGCAGGTAGGGCTTCCACGGCGGCATCCGCGTCGCGATATGCGCGCGCCGGCACGCCGCTGCGCGCGCGGCCTTCTCGCTGTGCGCGGGCAGTTGATGCGTCTGCGCCTCGATCCGGTAGCGCGGCGGCACGTCGTGCGCGTTGATCGTGACCTCGTACCACGGGCCCGATCCGCGGCTCACCGATCGACCTCGGCGCCCTCGTCCTCGGCGCAATCCGCGTGCACCCACTCGCCGGACAGTTGGACGATGTCGTCGCCGTCCTTGATCACGTCATCACAGAGTCCGCAGCGTGAGCTGTAGGTCGCTTCGATGACGCGCAGACTCATATGGTGCCGCGCAGGCGACCGGCGTCGTTCTCGATGCTCGCGCGCGGCCATGCTTTGTGGAGCTCGTCGAGGAACGGCGACGAGGCGATGCGCACCTCGGCGAAGTCGAGGACGTCCGGCGGCTCGATCACGTCGGCCCCGGCGTGCCAGTGCTCGACCATCCGGCGGCCGAGCCAGCGCGTGCCGATCACGCGGCCGTCCGACGTCCGAACACGGCCACCCGTGGTCAACTCCCGCGCGACATCGGCGACGGCGAGGCGCACGCTCATCGCTCGACCGTGTAGCCGGTGATCGATAGCGCGTCACCCGTGTTGCGGACGTTATTCCATTCGTCCTCGCCCACATTCCGCCAGGCTTCGCGGGGATAGGCACGCATGGCCGCGTCGCTCGACGGATAGACCCCGGCGATGTCGCGTTCGGCGTGGACGCCAACCTCCACGATGTAGACCTTCATCGCTCGACCACAAGCACATAGCGCCCCTCGCCGGCGGCGCGCGACTCCTTGACGCGCCACTCGCTCGTGTCGCCGAAGAAGCCGACGTCGCCGACCTCGATGTCCTGCGTGCGGCGCTCGGCGGCTTGGCTGGCACGGTGCAGGTCAGCCGCCGTCGGGCGTTCGCGCGGGTGCGCGCGGCGGTATTCGTCGCGGGCCCGGCGTGCACGCGCAGCGAGCGCCTCGCCGTAGTGGTCGCGTATGTGCTCGAGCGCCGCGTCGATGAGCCGTTTCTCCGGCGAGCGCGTGTCGATCGTCGGCGGGCTGCGCAACTGCTCGGCGACGCGGCGCGCGAACCGTCTGAGCTCGTCCTGCATCACGAGTCGCGCGTCGCGTGGGGAGCCAGCACCGTGAACTGCGTCGCCGCCATCTGCCCGCCGAGATACGACGCGACGGCCTCGGGCTTGAGGCCCTTGCGCAGCAGCGCGAGCATCGCCATGACCTGCGCCTCGGCGAGCAGACTGAGCGCCTCCTGCACAGCCGGGTCTTCGATCGCCTCCATGCTCTCGGCGGCCGCGCGCCCAGCGGCTGCCATGTCCAGGCCGGCCATCAGCGAACACCTCCCGGCACCATCGAGTCGGCGACGCGGAGCACGTCGCCCCACGCCTCGGCGAACATCGACTGCTTGCGTTCGACGCGCCCGCGGAACTCGCGTTCCTTCGTCGTCTCGCGCGGCGCAGCGAACAGCGCCTCGAACTCGGCGAGCGACGAGACGCGCACGGGCGCCCAGCCGAGTTCGCGCTCGTCAACCTCCCACGGCCAGCGCAGGCGCGCGAGCTCGCGTTCGGTCATCGGCACGTGGCGGACGACGCGCGCCGGCGTCTCCTTCTGGTCGCTGCGACGCGTCAGCACGTAGGTCCTCAGCACGTAGGCGAAGGCGAGCACGACGCAGACGGCGGGGACGATCGCCGAGACGCTCATGCGGACGTCTCGGCTGTCTCGTCGTCACGGCGGAAGCCGAGCCGAGCCGAGACGTTGTCGGCGGTCGCGATCACGTGCGGGCCCAGCGCGTCCACGAGGCTGCCGACGCTCATCGCCGAGGACGGCACGACGACGTCGATCGCCGCGACCACGACGCGCGCCTCGTTGCGCACCGGCGCGGCGAGCATCAGGACGCCCTCGGCGTGCTCTTCGTCGTCCACGGCGACGCTCTCGTCGCGCAGCCCGTCGAGCTCGTCGGCGAGTGATTTCTTGCCGAGGATCGTGTTCGGGCCGTGGCGCTTCGGCTTCATCGCGCGCAGCATCTCGGCGCGCTCATGGTCGGGCAGATGCGCCATCAGCATCTTGCCGCCGGCGGTGGCGTAGGCCGGCGCGCGCGAGCCCGTGCGCAGCGACGAGTTGATCCCGCGGCGGAAGCTCGCGGCCTGGTGGACGACGAGCAGGTCGTGTCCCTCCAGCACACCGATGCCGACCGTGTAGGACGTGCGCCGGCGAAGCTCCTCGAGATGCGGGTCGGCGTGCTCGCGCAGGCCGGTCGCGTTCAGTGCCGACATGCCGAGGTCCGTCACCTTGAGGCCAAGCCGGTACTTGCGCGAGGCGCCCTGCTCGAGGTAGCCGAGCGCGAGCAGCGTGATCACGTAGCGATGCGTCGTCGAGCGGCTCATGCCGAGCTCGTCGGCGATGTCGGCGATGCCCAGCACTGGCCGCTTGGGCGTAAAGCAACTGAGAATGGCGAGGCCACGCTCGAGCGACTGCGAGTAACGCGGCTCGCGCAGGCTCGGGACTGACCAGCCGTCATCTGACCTTACGGGGGGGGGCGTCTTTACCGGCATATTCAATCGTCTCCTAGGTTGGATCGGGTAACGCGGAGGAGCGTACCACTCTCCGAGACGTTCGGCTATGTGGAGATGCCGAGAATGTCGGGGAAGCCGTCGGCCTGCCGCCAGGTGAACGACGGGACGCTGCCCGGCGCCGCGTTCCACGCCTGCACGATGTAGACCGTTCGTGTCTTGATGTGCTGGCGCGGCTGGCCGGTCTGCGAGCGGTCGTATTCCTCGATCAAGTGCGAGCGCAGCTCGCGGACCGCCGTGACGGTGCTCGAGCCTTCCATCAGCCCGGCCGTGAACGCGAGCGCGCGCGGCTCGTCGGCGGCGCTGAACAGGAAGTGCAGCGCCGCCATCTGCGAGAGAGAAATCCACTGGCCCTTGCGCCGGTTGCGCACGAACTTGAGCGCGGCGTGCAGGTCCTCTCGGTTGGAGCCGCGGTCAAACAGGCGGAGCGCGTAGCCGTGGCTCATGCCGGCGGCGCGACCCATCTGGAAGGGCGCGCCGTCGCGGTAGAAGTGCGCAATCATGCGCAGCGCCGCAGCGACGTTGTTCGGGTCCGGCTCGCCGCGCAAGTGCAGCGCGTCGCTGAGCGACCGCGGCTTGCCCTGGTCCATGACCTCCTGCGCACGCGGGTCAAGTCCGGTGATGAGCAGCAGCGGCACCGTCATGTCGGCGTCGAGCACGGCGTAGAGCCGGTGCTGGCCGTCGAGCAGCACGCCCTCCCGGCTGACCTTGATCGCCTCGCCGGTGAACAGCCAGTCGTCGCGGCGCATGTCCTGCGCGTACTGCGCGACGCGCCGGTCTTCCCAACTGCGGTTATGCGAGTTGCACGCCTCGAGGATCGTGCGAGCGCGCGCCGGCGTCATCTGGACGATCTTCGCCGTCGGCTTCGCGGTGACGAGCATCGAGTCGCGTGCAACATCGCGCCCGCCGGCAGGCGAAGACGTCGCCGGCGTCGAAGGTTGAGGCAGCGGAGCACGAGCGCGACCTTGGGAGGATGCCGAGCTCGAAGGCTCGTCGACGCGCTCGTGCTCCGCAACGTCAAGCCCTGCCGCTTCCATCGCCGCTGTCGCCACGCCAGGCATCGGCGCATAGTAACTTGCTCCCCCGACATTCTGCGGGCGGCGGATTTGGGACCCTCACACCTCGTGAGATGTCCCCACCGGGGCGACTGGAGGACACTTCCTGTCTGCCCGTCTAGCGGACGTAGCCCCGGTGGCTCACTCTCTCACACGCCACGTCTTCTGGTGTCCCTTGGCCGGTGGACGCCGGAGTCTACATCGCGCTGGCGCGGCTCAGCGTGAACGCGACTTCCGCTGTGCTCGAGGCGGCGATCGCCTCGATGTGCTCCTCGCCGCCGACCAGCATCCACGTTTCGCCTTTGGCCGCCAGCGGGAAGCCTTCGCCCGCTTTCGTGCCGGCGACGTCGAGCAGTTCGACGACGACCGCGCCGAGGTTCTGCACGCGCAGGAAGTAGAGGCCCGTCTCCTCGAGCTGCGGCGCGACCTGGTCGCCGGTGTCCGGCGGCGGGTAGATCGGCGTCGGCGCGCCGACGCTCTGGACGGTGACGCGGCCGGTCTGCATCACTAGCCGAGCGTCTTGCAGTCGGGGAAGACGGCGCGGAAGCCTTTGCGTCTCTGCGACCAGCAGATCTTCGTCTGCGCCGAGTCGCCGTACCAGCCGCGGTAGACCTTCTCGGGTTGCGGCACGTATTCGGTGGGCTCGTACTCGAACGGCATGGCGCGGAGCGTACCAGCGCGCCGACGCGCAAGCCCCACTGGAAAGCAACTGGCAACTTTCTTTCCAGTGGTTTTTCAGATGGTCAGCATGTGCAGCACGGCCTCGGCTTCGTCAGCGACGCTAGACGGGTGACGGTGCGTGGCTGCGCGTTCTGCGCGGTGATGGCGCGTGCCACGAACGCGATGCGCTGCTCGCGGTCGTCGTCGGTCACAGTGGCCGTTCCCAGCGCGCACGCTCGGACAACTCGTGGTGGTCCTCATCGCGCGGGCGCGACGAGCAGTCCCAGGATTCGGCGCGCCGGCGGTCCACCTCAACGAAGCCGGCGGCGCGCAGGCTCGTTCCACTCTCGTCGGCGCGCGTGTAGGTCACGGCGCGCACATGGCCGAGCGCCGCCGCCGCGCGGCAGCACGCGCCGTACAGCTTCGAGCACACGTTCTTGTTCTCCGTCCAGGTGCACACGCGCAGGATCTCGACCGTCAGGCCATCGTCGAGGATGCGACTGACGGGCCGACCCGCGATCGCGATGCCGACGTGCTGCTCGCCGATCAGCGCCCGCGTAGCGAACTTCATGCCGCGCACTTCCTCCGAGTGTCGGTGCAGCGCGGCGATGATCGCGTTCGCGGCTCGCAGCGTGAGCGGTGCCAGCCGCAGCCCGTCGCCGGGCGGCGTCGGCAGCGCGTCTAGGAGCGCCAGGGCGCTCTCCACGTCGGGCGCGTCCTCCGCGACATCGAACAGGCGCGGTGCGACCGTCACGTCGGACGCTGCTCCCTGAGCCCGCGCTGCTCGCGCTCGCGCTGCTCGGCTCGAGCGGCTTCCTCCTGGTCGCGTAGGTTGGCGGCGCGCATCCGGCGCACGGCCTCGGGCACGAACAGCAGCGACTTCGGGTCGCGGTCGGGTTTCGGGCGGTTGCCGTGCTGCGAGTCCATCAACACGAGTCTGCCGCCAGCAGGGCAACGACGGCGTCGTCGCGCAGTATCAGCGTCGGCTCGTCGTGGTCGATGTCGCCCTGCACGGTTCCGTCCAGACGCTTCCGTATTGCCACGGCAGCGCGTGTCACGCGAGCGTCGGAGTCCTTGAGCACGCGCGCGGCGAGCATGAACCGCAGCAGCAGCGCCAGGCGCGCAGCGTCGCTCATCGGTTGTCGTTCTCCCGCTGCCACCACTCCGGCGAGTCCGGCCGCAGTTGCTCCGGGTCGCGCGGATCCGGCAACAACGGATGCTCGGTAGTCAGCGACGCGCGGCGCAGGCCGAGCGGGTCGTGTACGCCGCGCGTCGTCTGCTCGCGCTGCTGGCGGCGCGGCTGCGGGCGCACGCAGTTGGGGCGTCGATAGTTAGCGATGCTCGTTTCCCCTCCTAAACGGCAGTTCTTCCACCGCATACCCATCAGCATCACAGGTGTAGTTGTGCCCTTCGACAACGATGCGTTCTGGCAACTCGATCGTGTTGGTGCAGCGTTCTTCGGCGTGTTCGTGGCGTAGCGCTTGTTCGTGGCTTTCGATCGCCTCGACTGCGATGAAGACGCCGATCCAGCAGAACGCTGCGGCAGCTAGAGCCGCGCCCAGCCAGAGGAGAGAGCGCTTGACGGTCACTTGGGTGCCTCGCTCGGTTGGTCGGGTGAGGAGGCGAGGGCAGCGTTGATCACGTCATCCGAGAAGCCCGCGAACACCAGTGCTTCCCGGACCTGGGACTCGGGCGGCAAGGACCCGTCGGCCTTTATGCACGCGCACTGCCAGCCCTCGCTCCAGCCACGTACGAACTTCTCGTCGCGCTCGGGCTCTACGTCTTGGTGTGGGTGCTCGGCGAGAACGCGCTGAGCAACGGCGAGCGGGACGAAGTCAAGCATTTCGCCTTGGACCTCGTCGCTCTTGTCCGACTCCCACTCACGCCACGGGTGCTGAGGATTAGGACGCCAAAGAGCAACGGCGCCGTCGTCCAGCGTCGCCCGCTCCCTACCATCCTGTAGGGCACCGACAACAGCATCTAGTTGAGGATCGTTGGTCGGCTCAGGCAGCGCTTCGTGACCATGATGCGGACAGTCGCGATCGACCATGCCCCGATCCCAGCCGATCATGCCCTTGGGCGGTTTGCGGCAGGTGCAGCCCCCATTTCCCGCCCGATCGACAGGTTGATCCTGTCGTGGCTCGGGCTGAGGTCCAAGCGGCGGCCCGGAGAGGCCTGCACCGACCATGGGGCCGGGCTCTGGGTGATGGGAGAGGGCAGCCAATAGGAGGTCATGCGCTCGCAAGAGCAAGTCCCAAAGCTCAGGCACATGCCGCTCTCGAACATCTCCCAGCTTCAACGCCGCGAGCACAACAAGCGCTTCGCGGGCAGCCTCTTGCAAGTCGCCCTCCGCCTGTCGTGGCTCGGGGTGCTCGGCGAGCGCGGCGCGCTCCTCCCCCGACCAGTAGGCCCACCACTGCTCGAAGCGATCACTGAACTCGTCTGATTCGTTGGCGAAGTCGAACGCCGCGCGAGCCGCTGCCTTGATCCGATCCAGGGCAGGCTCGACCTCCGCCTCCCCACTACGGGCTGCGTCGTAGGCGGCGACCGCGGCCTCGCGGCGCTCGTCTGGGGGCTTCATCGCTTCCTGCCTCCTCGAGGTCGTGGTCGCACGCCAGCCTTCGCGGCGTTCGAGGGCGTGATCGCCGAGGCCGGCCGCAGCGCCGCGCGGTGCTCGGCCACCGCGACGGTGGCATCTACGCCACGATGCGTCTGACTCACCTCATCGACATATTCTATATGGCGCTCGAGGGCCCGTTCAACGAAAGTGCGACGCGTCTGCCCGAGTCCCAGCGCGCGGCGATCGACGTCGTCCAGCAGCGCGTCGTCCACCATGCCGAGTTGCTTACGCGCCATGCGGCATCTTCTCCCATCGCTCTTGACATAGCCGCTGCAACTCAGCGAGCTTGCCGTCGCGCTCAGCAACGCCGTGCGCCTCTGTGATGAGCGAAGCGAGCCAATCGAGGTCGCCGAAGAACAGGACGCGGGCGGTGTCCTGCGTCTGGTTGATCCGACCGCCAACGATGACGGCGTAGACATCGTCCCGGCCGCGCGCGCCGCCTTCCGGGTCGATCTTGCAGATGTCCAAGTGTGAGGCCAGGATCGCGTGCCTCGCGTCGATCAGGACGTTGCTGGCGCCGAACGGGTCGTCCCCACCGGAGAAGCTGCCGCCGAGGTCGCGGGGGTCGGTGATGTCAGGTGCCATCAGACGATCGCTTCCCGCACGGCGTGCATCTCCGTGATCGTCGCTTCGGAGCGGACCTCGCCGTTGGAGTGACGGATCGCGAGGAGTTCGCGGCCGTTGACCTCGGCGATCCAGAAGTCGTCGTGGTCGAGCGTCTCGATGCCGTGCGCCCGCGCCAAGTCCACCGATGAGAGCCGGACGCCGTCGCTCGAGCAGACCACTTCGTACTTGTGCACGTTCCCCACGATGTGCGGCGGGCAGACGATGAACTCAGGCATCGAGACGCGCCTTGCACAGATGGTTGGCCTCGCGCCGGCGCTCGAGCGCTCGTTCGCGCGCCGAGACGGCCGAGCTTGCCAGTCTCGCGGACTCGGTACGGACGTGCTCGTCAGCCTTGCGCGCCGCCTCCTCCGCCTCGTCGGCGTCGCGGCGGATGACGTCGCGCACCTCGTCGGTCAGGTCGGTCGGGTGCATATCCGAGAGCTCGACGACGAGCATCAGCGCGTTCTGCGCCGAGATGGGGCGCTCCTCGGAGTTGACCCGCAGGTTCCATCGGCCGAAGCGGTGGACGAGACGGACGTCCGCGGAGAAGACCTCGTCGCTACTCATCGACGACGACCCGCAGCGTCTGCGCGCGGTCGCTGAGGCTCGGGATCCACCGACTGGCCTCGCGGTCGTAGACCATCGGGCGGTGATCGGTGCGTTCCGCGTCGGTCGGCGGCTGTACGTCCTCGACCACTCCGTCGGCCGACTGCGGCGGAGAGAAGCTCGTCAGCAGCGTGCCGCGCGCGTGCTGGCCGTTCTCGCGAATGTTCGCGGCGGCGACCGGCGTCGCGAACGCCTCGAACCAGAACGGGTCGTCGGTCGGGGTCAGGCCCCTGTTGCGAACCTGGTGCTCGGTAGGCGGCTCGCCCGTGGCCGTCTGCGAGACGCGGACTCGGAGGGTGTGGCGCTCCTGCGTGGCTGCGGACACTTCGGACTCCTTCGGATCGGGTAACGCGGAGCAGTATAACACGATATACGCTATACCGCCGCCGCCCGCCGCCCGTCCCACTCCCGCGTCAGCACCGTCTTGATCGCTGTGTAGCCGTCTCGGTTGCCGATCGGCAGCACGACGTCGTCTCCGACCATGAGGTGCACGTCCTCCTCACGGTGGTGCGGCGCCAGGTGCGAGAGCCAGACCGGCCAGTCGCGCACGGGCCGGGCGTCGGCGACGAAGGCAAGCATCGCCAGCAGCGCGCGCGAGCGCCCGTCGCCGTCCTCGAACGCCAGGTCCGGGCGGCAGCGCTCAACCCACCGCAGCAGCGCGTGTTCGGTGATCGTGTAGCACGGCAGAGAGAAGCGCACGGCGGCCATGACCGAACGCTACGCCGCCGCTCAGATGATTGGGTCGGCGTCTCTGACCACGTCGCTCATCTCATAACGAAGCTCCCACGTGGCATGGCCGGTGTCCGACGGCAGCACGCGGCCCTCGAGCAATACGCCGTACGCGCCGTGCGGTAGCTCGATCGGCGTGCCGTCCTCGAGCAGGCCGACGCAGGTGGTGCCGTCGGGCCCGATCAGGCGCGCGACTTCGCCCATCACCGGCAGCGCGCCGTTGGAGAACTTCCACGGGACACGCAGCGTCAGCGTCGCTCCCCCGCTCTGTGCGTGGTCTGCCCGCGCTGCTCGGCGTGCCATGCGTCGGCTCTCGCTGCTCACAGCGCCCCCTCTATCTCACGCACGACCTCGGCGACGGCGCGGCCGCGGTCAAGCGATCGCCCCGAACGCCGGACGGTCTTCGGCTTGCCGACCGCCGGCGTGACGACCATGTCGATCGACCAGTCGTACGCGCCGGTCTTCTGCGGGCCGCCGCCGGCGAACGTCTCCTGCGGCTCGATGCTCGCCTCGATCGCCACGTCGGTCATCGTCGCCTCCGCTTTGCGTTGCGTTTCTGCGCATCGTGCAGGCGCTTTTCCCACCGTACCGCGCTCTCGATCTTCGCGCCGAGTTCACGGTGCAGCTTCCGCGCCTCTCGCACTGAGAAGCGCCCCGTCATCGAGCCGCCGTCGCGTGACGGCCATGCCCGCGCGGTCAGCGTCAGGTCGAGGTAGCCCTCGACGCGCTGCACCTCAGCGCGCGCTCGCACTTCCTCGCCGTGAGCGATGTTCTCAGCCACGTGGACGCCTCGGCTCGACGACGACGGTGGCGTTCCTGCCGAGTCGCGGCGTGGCCCATGAGTGCGGGAAGACGCCGGGCGCCGGCGAGCCGTCGTAGTGCACACGCATCGCCTCGTGCCCGCGCTCCCACGTGCAGCGCTTGCCGCTCTCGCTCAGGACCTCGCAGCCGCCCCCCACATCGGGCGCCCCGCCGGCACCGAGCTTCACGCCGACGCGAGCGAATGCCTTGCGGCGCAGGTTGCCACGTAGCGAGTTGTCCGTCAGCCAGGTCTTCGCTTCGGCCGTCAGCGAGACGGTGCCGTTCATCTGCTCGCGGTGCGTCCCGCTCGGCGAGAAGACGGTCAGCTTGATCCAACGCCAGCGGCCGCGAGCCTGTGCGCGCAGGGTGAGACTCGCCTCCTTCGTCTTGCGTCGCGGGTCGCGCCACGGGACGCACAGCCGCACAGCCACCAGTCCGCCGAGCAGCAGCGATTCGCCACGCGAAGCGCCTGCGACACGACGTCGCCACCAGTCCGCGACGAGCACTTCGTCCTCTGGCGTGACCTCGCACCCGCTCCCGTTGCACGTCGGACACGGACGGCCGCCGCTCAGCGCCGAGCGGAGTACGCCGTCGGGCGAGCACGTCGGACACGGACGGATACGCGCCGGGAAGCGAATCCCGCTCATCGGTGAGACGGACACGCGACCTGGTTGTCGGGCGTCTGCGTCCAGCCTTCGGGCGCGTACCACGTGCCGTCGACCCAGCCGCCCGGCCTCTCGCCGTCGTAGGCGCCGAAGTCAATCTCCGTGACGGTGTCGCTGTCGTTGCGCTTGTCGCTCGCGAGCACGACGGTCTCTTCGCAGCCGGCGGCGTCGCAGCTCAGCGTGACTTGGATCACCTCTGTCCCTCTCTCACTCGCACGAATGATCGCTTGGCGGGGAAGTGAACGAGTGCTCCGTGATCGAACGCGAGGCACCACCAGTCCGC